GTCAGCATCGATAACCGGCTTAATGGAGTTCTTCTGATAGCCAGAGAGCAGACCATATTCTTCACCAGCCAGCGGTGTATGGTTACCGTATGTATTGAAATGCTGCGGAATCTTAGAAGAGAGCCACAGAGTAATGGTTACAGGAATAACCTTACCAGTAATCGGGTCGGTGGTCTTGAACATATGCGCATCGAAGGAAACGATACGTTCGTTCAGGCCAGACAGACTCTGAGTATAGAAGGTTTCCAAATCATCAACGTTGTTGATGAGGTTTGTATCCAGATGGCAAGCAGCATCATAGCGTTCCAGAGCCAGAGCTACCATTGCTTTCTTAACGGATACAGGATAGTTAGCATCAAGCATGATGTCAACCGGAGCACGACGTTTGGATGCAATGGTCTTGTCATACCCTTTCTGGAAAGCCTTCAGGTATGCAGCTTCCATAGCAGCTTCACGTGTAGAATCAGTTACTACGATCTGATTACCGTCTTCATCCACGGTCTGCAGTACAGTACCGTTCTTGGAGAAGGAGCCATCATGACCGGCTTCCATAGCAATACCTTCGATGGACATGATTTCGATAGCTTCAGTGCCACCATCGTATTCAAAGTATTCATCCCAGGTCTGCGTAAATTTGTTATAACCGAATACGTCCCATGTTTCCATGGTGTAAATCATATCGTCGATATCTTCATCCGGGTCATAAGCAGCCCAGCTGTTGTTGCTCCATACCCAATAGGTTCCTTTCGGATAGAGAACACCATCCAGGGTATAATCTTTCGTCAGGTAGTAAGCTACTGTCGGATCAACGATATCAGTAGAGGGGAATTCGTCAACGGCTTCAACCGATGCAGTGATATTGGAGAAATCAGTATCGGAAGCAGCTGCCAGAACGAAGTACTCATTAGCAACTTTATATACAACGCCAACTTCAGCCAGAACGGTGCCGTCAGCCATGTTGTCGCCACTATAAGCTACAACCGGAACAGCCACTTCGTCCATGGACGTAGCGCTAGAAGCAATGTAGTATTTTTCATTATCCGTTGCATAATACATGTCGCCAACCAGCAGACCTCTCGGATCTTCATGGCTGGACAGCGTATGCAGCAGAACCTGACCACCTTCATCGTTCTTTGCGTTATGGACAGTATGGGTGTCGATATCGAATTCATAAACGATATTAGTGGATTTGTTTACGATGTAAGAGGAAACTTCCGGAGTTTCGAAGCCAACAGGGATTACCGGTTTAGCATCTACGATTTCCAGGTTACCATTATTCAGGTAAGCTTCAAATACTTTCAGTTCATCGTTGAACTGTTTAACAGCGAGGTCAGCTTCTTTAACGAAGATAACTTCTTCGCTGGGGTATTCAGTCGGAGGCAGAACCTCAACGCTCTGAATGTTCAGGTCAGCTTTGTGAGAGGATTTATAAGCCTCTTCATAAGCTGTGAAAATGGTTTCCAGGTTGTCATAGTAAACCTGGCCAGTGAAGCGTTTAGAACCTTTGCCTTCTTCGTCATCGATTACGTCGTTAACGAACAGAGTCAGAGAAGAGTTGGGATCGATAGCTTCCAGGTAGAAGCTTACAGTGTAAGTTTCCAGCGTGGTCAGAGAACCGGTTTCGGTAGATAACAATTCAACTGCATAGTTTACATAATCATTATCTTTATCGGCACCGCGATCACGAGAAATACGTACACGGTAATCATTACCATATAAGCCACGGCCACGAGACCAGAAGCTCATAATAGGCAGTACTTTATAACCTTCAGCATCCGGAGTATTGGAACCCATACGCTCAACGTATGCATCCAGGTCATCCAGAGATACCAGATTATTTACAACTGCGCCGGTATACTTAACTTTCAATTTTCCGTCTTTTACCTGATAATGGCAAAGCACGGTGATATTAGCATAGGCGGCATCCAGAGGCATAACACGCATGGACTGAGAGCAAGCTAAACCAGTGCTCAGAGACACATATGCATTATAACCTGCCTGGCCATACTTTCTGTAGTTAGGCAGGCCGTATTCATTAACCCAGTCAACTACAGAATCAAAATATTTTAACCTGTTATCCACACCTTTACCAGATGCGAAAACATTCAGGAATACTGGACCGTTAGAATGGAATGCGATATCTTCATAACGAGTGTTATCATTGATATACACACCTTCATACGGATGCAGCCATTCAGGAATGATTTGTCCTGTTCTAGGCATATATCATTTACCTCACTTTCATAAAGGTATAATAGTATGGTTATTACATTCTTTAAGAATCACTTAATAAATTTATTAAATCTAACCATGTCAATTACATTATTGTTTTTACAGCTAAGACCCTTCAAGCATCAGTATTTAATGATTTCCTCCATCGGGGATATCTGCTCAGGCTTATTCTGTACGGACCTATTAACTGCAGCAGTTAACATGGAATCCATATCTTCAAAGGTTACACCTGTGAAGGTAGAATTGGATTTGGTCAACTGTCTCGGTGAATAGGTCACATAGTCCGTCATATCATGATTCGGATCTTTTGCCAGCACCTTTGAGAATTTCTTTGTCGGATTCGACTTAGACCGATAAATCTCAGCGATTACGATCTCATAGGTACTATCTGCTAAATCGAACTTAATACCTGCAATATCCATATTCTTCTTCCATATATTGAATACTTCATCATATGGAGTAAACGGAGGAACTTTACCACCCTGCAAAATAGCAAGAAAGTCTTTAAAGGTATGGGTTACCTTAGCCATATATGCGTTACATAAAATATCATTTGTATAATATTTAAGAACGACTACAGCCTCAGGGCCTTCAGAACCCTTCATATCCATCTTACGAACTTCATATCCGGAAGGATATGTCATGATCTTGACGGGTAGGTTGAGTAACCGCATAGGATTCGGTGATTTACCTTCTGGGTCGTTAAATGTGATGATATTGGCTAGACCGAAGATCTTATAGTTGTCACCAACCTCTTCAGCCAGTCCTTTATCAAAGTATGCACCCGGTATATACACTTCCATATACGGACCTACAAAGACGATGTTATCGTCAATACGTTTAAAATATTTACTATCAATGAATTTCATATTTTCACCTCATATGTGGGTAAAAAGTTCCTTAACGTACAAAACATACGTTAAGGAACTGTGCTTGTGAATTAGGTCTCAGACAGTATGCTGATAATCTCTTTTACACCAGCCGCAAACTTAGACCGACCAGGTTCTTTCAACTGGTCCTTCTTGAGCATAATTAAATTTTGTGTTACCTGTGCAATAAATGCAGCGTCAATCTTACTTAGATGGTCAGCATTGTACTTAATGTACCGTGCAAATAAGTAGATAAAGATATTACGCCATTCAGTAATCCCAATCTTCTCTTCGATGTTGTCAAACATCTTAAAGTAAATCTTTAACCCATGGCTGGCAGCATACTTCTCTGCTTTTGCGATAGTATCATTGAACCGAGTGTTAAACGCATTCAATAAGGAAGAACGCCGACCTTTAGAAAGCTCATCTTTTAACGAATCGATGATTGGTCTTAAGTTATATGCACTTTCACGCAACTCAACGATACGAGAAATACGTACACGCTCTTTTTCATCAATATTTGGATCACTCAGTTTATTCAAAAACAGCTCGTATACATAGTCATCCCATTCATATACATCATTAGACTTGGTTACCATTTCCGGATCAAAGTGATCGATGAGTTCATCCAGTTTATTCATCTCTTTATCGATTTCGGTATCTGCATCAGCAATGGACTTTAGGTAAAGTAAGAACTCGCGATAGGCTTCTTCCTTATCTTTATTGGAGAGCATCTCATCGTAATTCAACTTAACCTCTTTCCCATCAAACACAAAGAATTGCCGAAGCTCATCAAAGGATGCGTTTTTAATGGCTTCCTCGGTAACTTCAGATACTCTTGCCTGGACAATATCAATCTGATCTGCTGTACCATCAAACATAAAGTTGACACGTTGGTTTACTGCATCTTTTTGTGTCTTAAGATGGTTCTTAGTCGTACGTATATTCATCAGAAGATTAGCTGCCTGAATCGTATCACCAGAAGCTACCATACTATCAATCATATGCTTGGTAGTCTCGATGTCTCCTTCCGGTAATAAAGAATCCTCTTTGGATTCTTCTACCATTTCCTGAAAGACACCATTCACCTTCTCATAGTATTTATTCGTATCCAGATCGAATACTTTATATCCGTCGCGGATGCCTTTAAGCTTACTTGGTGTGATATCGCTCAGTTTAATTTTCGGAATATTTTTCATTATAGTGTCACCCCAAAATTAATCTATTGACATTTTCTTGAATTTCTTAATTAAGCCGGAAGAAATGGATGTATATAACTCGGTAAAGTGTTCATTCTCATACTCCATCGTAAGAGACTTAAAGAATGCACCCACAAAGTTGTCGCCAATGATCATATCATTAATTGCATTATTTATGGTATATACATCATAACGGTCCGGGTTAAAATATCCAAGAACGTCTTGGCCATTCATATCCAAGCTATCAATATAGCTAATGACGGTTCGCAAGTTAGCAATGATACAAGCTGCACGTTCATCTGTTAATTTGGACTTCATACTGGTCGTTACCACGTCATTCTTATCACGAAGACTACTCAGTGCTTCGTTAATAGTATCAATATTCTGTATAATGTATTTGATAAAGAACTTTTTAATGTTTTTGGCATAATGGATAATGAAGAAATCATATAACGCATAGGTCAACTCTTTGATATCTTCAATATTCATCTCTTCCAGGGTTTCTTCATCCACATCCAAGTCATACTTATTTTCAATCATGCCAATTACATCTTGGCAGAACTTCTTACCATCCGTTATGATCTGTTCACGTAAATCCGGATTTTCATCGCTCTGACTGAGTTGTTTATCCATTAACATGAAATAGTCGTCAACAAAGTTGATGGTCGATTCGAACGGATCTTCTATCTGTTCCCGAATTGATTCATCAATGAGTTCTTGATGTAATGCTTTTAGTTCGGGAAGTTCGATCAATTCATCGTTGTCATATTCATAATTTTCATATAAATCAGCGAGCATTATAAATATCCCCCTAAATTACATTTTTACCATTATTGTCAATGCACATATAAAAAAGAACAGATGGAAAGGGTGATCCCTTTCCATCTTATTATGTATTCATGTCTTTGAAGAATAAGTCATCGTCATCACTAAAGTCATCCCCATACATCATGTTATCATAGTCCGTATCCAACTTATCGGTCTTAGTTACAACCACTCCATCTGTTTCAGAGAAGTTAGACCGTTCCATCTGGTTGCGATGAATTGCTTCTCGCAATTGTCGTTGGTATTCGTCTTCTTTCGGTTGTGGTGCTGGGAATAATTCTTTCATGTCTGGACACATCTCTTCATATATATCTGCATACTCCATGGGTTTTAAGTCTTCGCCAATAGGAGTACCTCCAGGTACAAATCCCCAATTGACCAGTTTTTTACCATGGTATCGGATATACATACCAATCAAGAAGCTCATAATGTTATCGTCGTGCGCCCCTGAACGAGCTTCGATCTTACCAGACGCTTTCTTGATCAGGTTATTCAAGTCATTAATAATATAGGCTGTAGCAAAGGATTGTTTCTTCTCAGCAACCAATCGCATGAGAATCGCCATCATGATTTCTCTGGATTTACCATTCGTGAATACACCATATGCTTTACGGTTTTCTGCTTCACGTTTAATGAATCCACGCTCATCCAATTTCTCATCAGGATTACCAACTAAGAAAGCATCTGAGTCGAAATACAAGTTAGGTGAAACCTCTGTCTTCTTTAATATCTGAATTACCGCATCACCCAACGAGTTACGTTCAATTGCCAGTATACCTCTTGGCGTAATGTCACGGATAATTAATCGTAAGAACGTACATACATCAGTCACATCCATCAATGGAGTCTTTGCTTCACCAACAGCAATTTCATTATATGGGTCGATAATCGATACTGCCGTGTTATCGTTATTAGTACCGGTTGCAACGTCGACCCCAATGATATAAGGTATCTGCGGATTAATACGGCTATATAGACGTATTGTAAAAATCTTATTTAGTGTACGCTCTTCCAGAATCTCTTTCTGTAGGCCATTGATAATATCCAAATCTTCCGGATCAAAAGGTGAATCACTGGTACCACGAATCCGCTGCAGTAACAATTCACGCTTGATACGTACTTTATCAAATGACAGTTCCCGACACATCGTCTGGAACCAAATTTCATCTTTACCAATTTGACGATAGTTATACTCAATATAAAACATGGAGGTCTTACTGTTTTTACGTAAGTACTCCAAGAGTTGTGCTTCAGAGTTATCATATAAAGTATCGGACCATCTACATGCATATTCACGCATAGAGGCACTGCTCTCTACTGGTTCACTATCTATATTACCCATGTATCTTCCATATAGGTCGTTACGCTATATGCGTTCTCGTATGAACTGCTGCATGTCACCATGCAGATGAGACTATATCTTCACCTATAAAAATATAGGGCCCTCCATTTCCACCCACTTGGGTGTACTCCTTATCAGGATAGTCGTTGAACCTTCCTATCTATAGGCTTGGCTGCTGATTGTCCATATAGGATTTTCCAGCAATTAAGAGGGGATTTGTAATGTAGCTCACGCTACATCCGCCCAGATCTGTTTAGGCGTTGTAATATAGATACGGCAATATGGTGCTCCATTCTTTGCCGCATTCTTAGCTGCCTGTACATAAGCCGGACCGGCTGCTTTACTGATAATACCAATATAGTTGGTAAACTCAACTTCGTCAAAGAACTGGATAGGTGATGTATTACCACGACCGATGTTTTCGGCGGTATCGATTGTGGTTGCTTTAGGCTTTGTAACAATGCGGTTACCATTAATCGGATTCGACATGGTCTGCACATTATTCATACCTTTAGCAGCTTTTACTTCCCCATCAATAAACTGGTACTTCTGTTGCATGAACTCAGGCAACAGCTCTTTCTGTGCTTTAAGACGTTTAAGATTATCGTTTGCATCGTTCTGTGTCTTATTGATAAAGCTCATTTCAGAGTTAGATGTACCAAACATATACGTCCAATTTAATACAGCAACCATGGACTGTGTCTTACCACACTGACGAGGAATTACGAAGTATAGGTTAATATTGTGAAGGTAACAATAGATTGCGGCGAGGTTCCCACGATGCAATTGGAATCGGGTACCTCCACCAGGTACAACAGCACCACCCTGTTCAGGGATACGTGCTAATTCACGTAAATAATACCATGGGTTACGCATGGTTTCAATGATGATTCGCTTCATTTGGTCTTGTGTCAACGATGACGAGTACGGATCGACCCCAATCAGCGAAGGATCATACAATTTTAGGAAAAACTTATTGTTAGAAACCCCTAAGGTCTTTAAATCTTTGGATGTTTGTATAAAGGATATATTGGTTGTATGTATATCATAAATATAGTATATCTTAAGTTTATAGTCATATCCTACCAGGTCTGGATTGATTGGAATCCCCGGTTTGATCATTGTCGGTTGAGCTGTTCCATTCATGTTATCACCTGTTAATATAAATATGGTTCTGCACATGTTATCATTACGTGCAGAACCATATGTTTTTATCCCTCATAACCAGCAGGGTATTTTACAAATAATCCATAACGCTCCGGTGAGATACGCTTAGCAATGATTGCTTCACGGATCTGCATGAGCTGTTCCTTCTGTTTCATCAATTTTGCTTTGGAGTCACGTACTTTACCTTTCATATCGCGGTCACCAATTAAGGCAAGAGCATATTCCACGATATTCAGTTTGTCGTATACTTTCTCCATATAATACATTTTATCATCGACGGACTGGATTTTCTCAACTTCCAGTCGTAAGATATCGATTTCTTCCTGGGTAATCTGTTTGCAACGACCCAGTTTATCAAGAAGCTTCTGTTCTTCCGCATGAGCAATATCATCGAATTCTTTTACGATGGTATCCATAACTACAGCTTCTTTTAATGCACGACTTTCCGGAGTGGATGGTTGATATGATTCTTCCACCATATTCGGATCACCAGCGGTAAACTGACTCAGTATGGCAACCAGCACATTCTTAACAAAGTAAGACTTTTCTGCATTAATCTGCCTACCGAGCACTTTCTTAAGAAATTCCATATTATACTTGAGGTCATTGATGGATTCCATAACCCAAGTCATGATATATGTAATTTCTTGTTTTAACTCATAAGATGGGCGATTAATGATAGATGAAGTGTACTGGGTAGCTATCTTCGTCAATGCTGCTAAATAGTCTTTATTGATCTCGGGAACGCAGCATAAGAGCGAGTCAGCGTCAACTTCCGATTTAAAATTCACAAAGCTGCAACTCTGAATAATTGGAATCATGAAGAAATTCCGGCACCGTGTAGACTTTGCAATTACGGACGTCCGATGGTCTACGGATAACGTAATATGCCGAATGCTACGGAATGTGGTAATTACGGTTGCATACGAGAATACAGTTTCTTCGATCTGATATAACAGCAATGCAACAATTTCACGCGTTGTAAACCGACGGGAATAATCAAAGAAGAGTTTAGCATCGATATCCATAAACCACTCTTTGTTATTCTGCCAGATGGCTTTTACTACTTCAGATGCACGGTTATAAGTCATTCCACGGTATTCAATTTCATCTTTACCCGCCGCATCACAGGCAACGTCGACAATTGTCCGTGCAGTATTAATACTCGGGTAGATGGTAACACCGAAGAAGTCATTATCCATCGTAGTATCTAATATAGTGATTGAAACGTACATATCAAAGCATCTGGACAAGATCCGACCGATCGTAGTCAGCTGCTCATTTAGTACGGCTACGTTTGTTTTATTAGCTTTAATTGTATCAATACACTCACAGAGGTATTTGTATTCTTCCCCTCTGCCAGGAGTGAGCGTTGATACATCGCTAAGTGCAAATTTAGACATGTCTTAATTCTCCTCCTTAATAAGGATTAATATGCGCATTAAGAACTTGTCAACCTGGATTTTATATAAATCCGCATTAACCCAAAAAATAAATATATATAATTATAGTGTATGAAGTAAGAATTACCTGTAAGTATATAAAGGAGGAATACATCTATGGAAAATTATGATGTAGAAGTAGAAATTAAAAATGACGGTGCAAAAACGGTATATGACTTGTATTCAGTATTGCGTCCGGACATTGATAAAAATTATGATGAAATTGAGCATTACGATGCTCGGTTCATTATCAAGGAGCCCAATGGGGATGAACGTGCAGTTTTGAGCGTCTGGATGACTCCGGATGCTCGTCCGCCAATTGTTCCTGGACGCACCGCAGAAGAAGCGTTGATGGAGGACTATGCAACTGGGAAGCTTAAAATTCCAGCTGGCGTTTCGCTCAATGTACCGGGTAAATATATTAACGGAATGCGACTTCTGGATATCTCATCGTCAGCATATGTCATCGGGGACGTTGTGATTGAATTGGGTCCAGTGTTGTCAGAAGACTCGATCAAGAACATGTATAGCTGGGTCTGGAATCGTGGTCGCTGTCCGTCGAGTGGTGGGAATGCTAACCTTACTAGAAGGAACAAAAAGGATGAAGAAGCGAATGCCAATAAGAATCCCAACATCTGTCTGGATCTTTGGTCAATACCTGCATTTAACGGGGCAAAGTCTTCCTCTAATATCAAGCTCTATGATACAAGCACCGGTGCATATAGAGATTGGAAACGCATTGTGAAAATGAGTTCGCAGGATGTTATCTTGGAACTCGAATAGCAAAAATATCCATGGGTGTATCTCATGGATATTCTTTTTTTAATAGTATCGATCTATATTATAAATATATATTATAATTATGGTACTGGATATTAGTGTTTATAATATTTTATTTATAGAAAGAGGGTGATATTATGGATGAATCAAAAACACTTTGTCAGTATCTAGACAGAGTGTTCAAGCTTCGGTTACCAGAACGCTTAAAAGCGGAGGTAACCGAAGCATTTTTAAAAATCGATAGCACAGAGCAGCTTAAAAATCTGTGCTATCGATTAAAAAGTATTTTGAATCATATGTACGGCTATCATCCGTACTTTGATTTATAATTTAAACATTCAATAATCCAGTATCAAGTAACAAGTATACCCATGGGAGAAATCCCATGGGTATATTTTTTATTCAACTTAACCCCAAATAATTTGGATGGGGAATGTATCAGCCAATTACACCAGCAATGGATTATACATAAGGGCTGAAGCCCAGGTTGCCATCGCGGAATTGCTGTACGTAGAATTCCCACTGCAGCGGTAAGAACTCAATGTTCTCATAACGCTGTACGGCCATTATATTAGGAATATTCGGGGTGAGCGGGTTACGATAGTTGTTTTCAATATTGAAGCTGTAATCATACTGACGATAGGTCAGAACGGTTTCAGTCAGCGGATAAGCAACAATACGTAAGCCTTTTTCCACTTCTTCCTTCATGGAAGCGATGATGTGGATACGGCAACCGTCCATGGTGGTTACACCGAACTTGTAGTCATATTTAACGCCACCGATCTTGGTGTTGTTGTCAATAACCCAACGGCAACGGTCGTCGGTTTCGAAGAAGCGTTCGATTACATACGGATTACCGGATACTACGAACATCAATGCGGTCTGACGGAGCTGCTGTTTCATCATGCCGATTACGCGGCCGAAGTACATACGCAGCTGCGGGGAACGCCATTCGGATTCAGGAATCATGTAATCTTTAGCTTTCTGCATATCGAAGGAAATGGACTGTGCAAATTTAATGAAATAGCCCATCGGTGCAAAGTCTTTTGCAGCCAAAGTACGCTGGAAGGAATCTTCCAGGAATGCCTGGATGTTAGAGTCTTTGGTCTGAGCGCATACTTCAGTCATATCTGCTACCAGTTCAACTGTGGTATCGATATTTGCTAATGCTTTTTCATCGCGGATACGTTCAATCGTAATACCGGTGTTGAAACGTTCTTTCTCTGCGATGGTGAATTCCAGGTTCTTGCGTTCACGATCCAGTTCAACAATTTCAGTGTTGTTGGAGTTGGACAGATGACCACCGAACTTAACAGCTTTTACACCAATCGTAGTGATGTTTACTTTACCGGAGTACGGATCGAAGGAACCGTAAATGTGGCATTTGTGTTTCTGCGGATTTTCAGTCTTGGTGTCAGATACTTCCAGAGTGTAAGAGAATGCAGAAGTAGCCATATCGGGTTTGCAGTCAACAGCAACTTCAACTTCTTCAGTACCGGAATCACCTTCAACTTCAACTTTAACCGCTGCAACACGGAAGTCATAAGACAGCTGGTCACGACGTTCCAGAGAACCGCCGGATTCAGCCAGCATGTCTAATTCCTGCAGAGGCAGATTAGTATACCATTTGCTGGATACTTCTTTACCTACGGACTTATCGGTGATTTCACGATAAGACTTATCATAGAAGATATCAGGAATGTAGTATTTGTTACCCTGTACATCCTTCAGGAACTTACGTTCGTAAGCAATCTTGATGTCAGGTTTGTCTGCTACAACGGTCTGCAGTACATCTTTGAAGTTCATGGCCAGGTATTCTTTTTTCAGAATAGGCAGGGTCAGAGCTACGATAGGTACTAACTGACCAACGTTTGCTGCTTCAGCAACCATTTCGTCACGAGTGTTGTTAACCAACTGATCCAATTTATCTGCATTAACAGACATAAAACCAGAACCATCATCTGCATGAGCAAAAGAAGTTTCCATGGTCGGATCTAACAGGTCGGAGAACAAGCTAGATTTGTAGGATTCAAACAGAACATCATTCTGGATGATACGGGTAAAATCATAAACCGGGCTTAACTGGTATTTCTGCTGGAAGGATTCCATCATGGATACCAGATTATCTTTAAAGTCGCGGTCAGCATCCATAGTGAAGCTGCCCACAACACGAGTGCTAGAGTTCATGTTCACTTTCAGGAACACCTCGTCTTTCTTAAGATTTTTTGTTAGACAAATGTTTCTATAGGTTAATTTATATTTTCCGAATCAAAATTTCCATTTATGCCATGTTAGGAATTTTTAAGTAAATACCCATTAACCCACTATGAAACAGATATTAACCATAAAGTTTAATGATTTGTTTAATCTATTAGTACTTCACATCGTCTTTAGCCGATATTTTATTGAGCATCTCGATGTTGATTTTACAGATCTCAACGAAATATTGGAATGTGTACATATTATATTCATAACTCATGTGATCGTAATAATATATGATGTAATCATATATTAGATCGCACAGTTTTCTGAAATTACCAATTACGGTTTTCTGGATTGCTGAAAACAGGATATTCTGTTTCTCCAGATTTGTAACCTGGTAAATATACCCCTTAACGGTATGGTATAACCGATTCATGTTTTGCAATAGTCGGAGATTTTTAACTTTGGTATCTCTGGCTTTTATCTGGTCTTCAGATTCAACACTACTATCACCAGAACTCCCGTCATCCATCCCACCAGTATCTCCGGCAGCATCAGGATCATCTTCTGCGCCGTCACCACTTCCATCATCGGTAGCTCCCTCGTCTTCTTCAGTATAGTCTGTTCCTTCTTCAGGACCAGGATCATCTTCTGCACCAGCATCATCATCCGCCGGAGCATCATTATCTGCAGGATCTGCATCGGTTTCTTCATCGCCAGTGTCGGTATAGTCCGTGTTAGCATTGTCTTCTTCTTCAGACGCAGCTTCTGGAGACCCATCGATGTTTTCAGCTTCTAATAATACAGATTCTAATGTAATCATGATATGGCCACCTCAATCATGTCCATACTTTATTTCAGCGATATTATCTTCAATTCTGGACTCAAGACGCATCAATTCGTACTTAGCTTTATCATCGTCTTTCCGACGAGCATCTTCAATCTTCTCACGAGTGAGCTTAAGTTCCATTTCCAACTCACGAATTACTTTATCACGAGCCCGCTTATCATCGGAATTCTTTTTAGCTTGCGCTGTAAGGAATGCAACGATTGCTAAAGCAGGACCCAGTGCAAAATAGGTAATTGCAGTTGGAAGTGCAGTAGATTTGAAGAAATTTCGTAATTTGGCAAACGAGGAATCTGTAATTGCGATTTCACGTTTGTCTTCATCTGAGCTTTTCTTGATCGAATCAATGATATCTTTGGTTTTATCCATAATAGGCCCAACGACAGTGTTTGCTGCTCGTTTGGCTTTATCTACGGCTTTACCAACCTTTTCTAATCCAGCTCGTACATTGTGTCCAATACTACGGCTTGTGTCACGTTCTAACGCAACATAGTACATTGTGGCATCCATGGATTCTTCCGTCAAGAATTCATCCATCATGGAATTATCCACACGTGCCTGAATCATTTCATTGATTTCGTTGTCACTAAATTCTTTGGGCTGTTCAACCCCACGCTCAAGATTCCCATACTCAAAATCAAGCTCTAATTTCAACTGGTCCTCTTGCAATACATCCAAGGGATACCCTGTCATGTATTCATAAAGAATCGAGTTTACGTTCTTCAGCATGGTTTTGGCTTCTGGTTCAGGAGGCGGAGCCTTAAATACAGTATCCTTCATAGCAGGATACGTGGTTGCGCGGATATAACAAATCCCTTTGCACGTATTACGTACTTCTGTTTCTGTGTTCGGTTTCATCGAACCATAGAAATGCCAGGTTCTTGTCTTATCGCACGATTCAAACATACCAAGCAGATAATCAATATGTGCCAGGAATCGATCAACCGTATCGCTGTTGTTAAACTTCTGGAACTTTGTATTGATACTTGCCAGATAAGCACGTTTAAATTTAGCTAAATCGAACGAAGCGATATAGCTATAATTAGCATACTCAGAAACACTCAGTAAGCTAAGATTATATAACTGGTCGAGAGTAAGGAGGTCCTTATCATCATTCGTTATATATGCCGCTTTTAATACAGGATTCTTCTTCAGATAAGCATCTAATAACGGCTTTGCTGCAGCGCACATCAATTTGAACGCTTTAGCTTTGACGTAATCGTTATAGATATCCTCTAAATCCTGATCAAAGTCTTTTGCCAAATCTACCAGTGTACAAGTTTTAGACTCAATCAGAGCTTCACTATTAACTGGCATTCGACGTAATACATCACGGCTTCCAAGAGCGTGATTGTCATAAATCTCAACGACTGTATTCGGATGATTAATGATCTTACTAAATTCAGACTTGGTAATCAACTTAGCACTATAGTCGTCTAATGCATCGATAAATGCAAAGCTATGCTTATCAATGGCATAGCGAGAAGAATTTTTTACATTCCGCCCATCAATAAAGATGCGGAGAGCTTTACCATACCCAAAAAATTCTTTAAGACCTTCAAGGATAACAGCCTGTTCCGTTATATACTTTTTACCATAATTGGTACGCATCAGTGCATTGAAATCGTTACGAGCCATTTCCAAGAACTGCTCGATGGTCATTCCTTTACTGAGGTCAATATATGGAGCAACTTCAGACTGGTAGTAGTAAACTTTGTTCTTAACGGTACTAAAAATGAACTGATTACTCAGGAGGTCTTCATATAATACAGCGATCTCTCCATCACATAATTCCATCAACTGGTTGGAGGACTTATAGAGATTATATGTCTTATCCCAAGTTTCAAAGCTCATCTTAATATTTTCAATAAGCTTCCTGATATCCGCTTCTTTGTACCCGTTAAGGAAATACTCATACATGTTCTTTGGAACACGATCGGTATAAATAATCGGGTCAGTTGAAGCAATTCGAGGAGACTCAAAAACAATATCAGTCATGAGGAGATCCCCTTTCATAAATCTAATTAGATATTAAGAAATTGTGCATTATATAAGATTATCTTATACTTGTAGCGTCTTGACATGTTATTAACATCTAAACTTATGAGAAAGGGGACTCTCCAAATATGGATAATGAAGTTACCCAGGGTTATATTATCATGGAAGCCACTATGGAGCCCATGAAGCCGAAAATCATTAAAACGGTAAATGAACCCAACGTATTCTTTGCTACTTTTGAAGCATGTATGCAGTCGTTTGACTGTTTTAATAGAAATCAGAGAAACTACGCATTACGTCCTATGATGGAAGCCATGCAAGCTGATCATTTACAGGAGTTAATGCGTAAAGGTACATGGGTTGGTGAAAACGGTCATCCTGAAGGAAATGACATTAAGCGTATCCTCAGTATTGACCCGACTAAAATTTGCCATCGCATGTATAATCCTGAATTCCGAGGAAATCTGTTGTACATGACAATTGATACCCTTAATGATGATATGTGGGGCAAGCAGTTTACGAAGCATATCTTACAAGGTATGATGGCGTCCTTTAGCTTACGTGCACTGGCTGCTATTACAAAAGATAGTAGTGGGCGTGGTTTGATTAAGACGAAGCCTCATATTGTAACCTATGACCGTGTAATTTTACCTTCTCATCGAGAAGCATATATGGATAACAGTGTACCTGTAACATTGGTAAAATCTGTATCCGAAGGAGCTGTTACGACAGAATCTTTTATTCCTGAAGGTAATTCGTATGATGACTCTATCACAGAGATCAAAGAATCTGCTATTCTGGAAGCACTGGATTTCGTAAAAGATGAATCAAAGCGGGTTAAAGAGTTAGTATCCTTCTTTAACTACAATGATGACTTGGTATCCTTCGTAAATGAGAATCAGGTATCGGTTAAAGATGCTGAAACTGGTTCCACACTGATCATCAACCTGGAAGATTATATTGCCCATGATATGGCAGCATTATTCACTAAAATTGATAAGCTTTAATATACGAGGTGATGTATTATGTTTCGTGACAAATCTCACCTGCTTAAACGCCTAAAAATGAGTCTGGGGATCTACTCCATTAAGTTACCAGTATCTGATGAGGAGCTGTTTAACGATGTTATTGTAGATACCACCATTCCCGTATTTAGCACATATGTCCCATATAAGTATTCCATCGTGGCTGATTTAAACGAACTGCGTATCTCGGATCGATATTCTGTAGATGATTCTTCCTTAATATCCAACGTATATCAGATTCCAGACTTGTTTAAAAAGCAACGATTGATCGGCTTGTATAATATTCGACCGTATATCGAATTCAATGGCATGATGATGACGTCTTCATACGAAACGATTGATTCCTATCAGGTACTGGCAACGGGTCAGGGATTAGCAAACCTGTCTTCGGCTATGGTACCCCCTCAAACCTTTGAGTTCTTACCTCCTAATAGATTCCAGATCTTTAACCAGGTACTGTATAATAATAAGGTCTACTTAGACTTACAGTATACACATAGTCCTGAGTTGTTTACAATTCCGGAAACTGCCAGAGAGTCTTTCTACAAACTGGCACTACTGGATACGAAAGCATATCTCTGGAATGCACTGCGGTACTACACAACTGTACAGACAGCCATTGGACAGATGGACTTGAAGATTGATGCTTGGGAAAATGCAGAAGCTGATCGCAACGACCTCTTAAATCAATGGGATGAAAATTACCATCTGGATTCGGTTCCTGCTGTATGGTATATCTAGGGAGGTTATCATGGCTGAAAAAGTTATTAACCCACGTAGATATGATATCTTATTGAAAGGGCAAGCTCCGTGTAATTATTCACTGAACTCAAGAACCTTATTCCGGTCATTAGCTAGACCGGATTGGATGGTAACGGTGAATCAGATCGAAGCATTCTATAAGTATAGCTACGATGACTTTAAAATCGACTATGCTTTTAGAACTTTTGAGAGCGATGACCCTAGGCAGTTCAGTGTAATCATGATTACCGATAAAGGCATTTACAAAGAAGACGTATGTAGAAGTTTATTAGATACAGACATCTATATGCGTTGGACTGTCTTCGTAACGAAAATTGCAGAGGTATCTGATGGACTCATCATCACTACCGATTATAATTCGAATCGGTTATGTTGGTTCATTCCCAGATGCGCCTGTGACTGCGCTGACGATAAATCCAAGATCAAAATCACTGATCAAAACGGAAATATACACATCATGGACAAGAGTGATTTGTTGATAAAGTCACTGAAGGATAAGCTCCGGTATGTGGAAGTTCCAAAGGCATGTTATATTCCGGTATATAATTTCCGGATGTGGTACACGATGTTTTAATAGACATAAAAAGATACAGACAGAATTAATCTGTCTGTATCTTTATCGTTTGTTAATCGGTTACATATAATTCCCAGCCGCCAGGAGATACCAACTGATTGTTGGTGCCCCAAATAGCAGCCAGTTCAGTCTTGGTAGCATAATGCGTGGTAATGGTATTACCAGAAGCATCTGCTGTAGCTTTAGCAGCTGTACCATTAGTGGCCAATTTACCATCAATAGATTTCTGGAGTTTACCCAATGCAGTATTCAAAGAATCACTAGCAGCAATTGCAGCAGCTGACGATGCAATAGTATACCCTGTCAATGCATTGATTGTATTAGAAGCCTGATTGTGTGATGCAGCAGCAAACGCCGTAGAAGCAGAATATGCAGCACTACCTAAGCCCTTAACGGAAACATCATTGCCACCAACCGAAATCGTACCATTAGCGGAGCCTGTTGCAATGGTGGGAACCTTAGAAGCAACATAGTCAGCTAATACTTTAGCAGAGATGGTCTTAGCGGTGGTAGAAGTACCGGTTGTAGCTTCAGAAGCTGTCATAGCACTAGGTAATTCAGATTTCAGCGCATAACTAGACGCAGCTGTACCACCCAGTTTATCCGAGTCCGCAGCTGTAGCAGTAGCACCAAGATAAGCAGTTGATGCAGTATATGCAGCACTGCCTAAACCTTTGACAGCAACATCAGTACCATCAACGGAGATTGTACCATTTGCGGAACCAGATGTAATCGCCATAACACCAGTATCAATGTCAGATACAACTTCGTTGATCTTATCATTCAATACTTTAGCAGAAATGGTTCTTGCTGTAGTTGCAGTACCCGTTGTAGCTTCAGAAGCTGACATAGCCGACAGAGAGTTCTGTTTAGCTTTAATGGATTTCTGGAGTTTACCCAGTGCAGTATTCAATGAATCAGTAGCTTCAACATCAGCAACAGCACTTGCAATTGCATACCCAGTTAAGGCAGTAATCGTGTTAGATGCCTGATTGTGAGCAGCTGGAGTAAACGTACTAGGTACATCATCAATATCTCCCCAAGCAACATCGGTAATGAATCCGGTATCGTTGGTCAGATCAGATACTTTTGTAGGTAAGTCAGCAGTCTTAGCATAGTCGGCAGCAGCAACTCCACCTAATTTAGAAGAGTCAGCAGCGGTTCCAGTTGTAGTTAAGTAACTGCCAGCAGCTTGTTTACCATCAATAGATTTCTGAAGTTTACCCAATGCGCTATTCAAGGAATCCGATGCAGAAATTTTAGCAGCGGTAGATGCAATGGTGTATCCAGTTAATACATTAATTGTGTTGGATGCCTGATTGTGACCTTCCGGTGGGAACACTGACGGTTTTCCATCAACGTCTGCCCATTCAACAGCAGTTAAGAAACCACTATCGTTGGTCAAATCGGAAACTTTTGTAGGTAAGTCTGCAGTCTTAGCATAGCTAGCCGCAGCTACACCACCCAATTTAGCAGAATCAGCAGCTGTAGCAGTAGCACCAAGATAAGCAGTTGATGCAGTATATGCTGCAGAACCCAGTCCTTTAACACTAACGTCAGTTCCATCAACAGCGATTGTGCCATTAGAAGAACCAGTCGTGATGTTAGATTTCTGAACATAACTAGCAGCAGCTACACCGCCCAGTTTAGAAGAGTTAGCAGCCGTTGCTGTAGCACCAAGATAAGCAGTTGATGCAGTATATGCAGCACTGCCTAAACCTTTGACAGCAACATCGGTTCCATCAACAGCAATTGTGCCATTAGCAGAACCTGTTGTGATATCAGATTTCAATGCATAGCCGGAAAGATCCAGTGCCTGGGTACCAAGTTCTTCCCAAGCATTATTAATCCAAATATATTCAGTAAATACGTTACCACTATCCGTGCCAGTCCGAACCAAGTAAATGGTTGCAGCTTCACCAGTAGCCGGTAAGGAATCTACTACAGAAATAGCAAATTTAGGAATAGCTGAAACTTCGGCTTTTGTAGCATAATGCGTAGTAAACACATTGCCAGCTGCATCCGCTGTAGCTTTTACGGCAGTTCCATCAGCAGCCAGGTAATTACCAGCAGCCTGTTTACTATCTAGTGCTTTTTCCAGTTTACCTAATGCTGTATTTAAACTATCTGAAGCGGATATACTAGTAACTGAAGAGGCTTTACTGTATCCAGTTAAGGCATTGATTGTATTAGATGCCTGATTATGTGCAGCCGGAGTAAAGGTTGAAGGTTTGTCAGAAACATCTCCCCAAGCAACACCGGTAATGAATCCAGTATCGTTGGTCAGATCGGAAACTTTCGTGGGCAGATCAGATTTCTGTGCATAGCTAGCAGCAGCAACTCCGCCCAGTTTAGAAGAGTCAGCAGCTGTTGCCGTTGCCAGTAAATAATTACCAGCAGCCTGTTTACCATCCAGTGCTTTTTCCAATTTACCAATTGCCGTATTGAGTGTATCTGTAACAGCAATCGGAGTAACTGAAGATGCTTTAGCGTACCCAGTCATCAGGTTGATTGTATTAGATGCCTGATTGTGAGCAGAAGGGGTAAATGACTCCGGTTTACCAGAAACATCTCCCCAAGCAACAGCTGTTAAGAAACCACTGTCATTGGTCAGATCAGATACTTTCGTAGGAACATCACTCTTCTGAGCATAGCTGGAAGCAGCCACTCCACCCAGTTTAGAAGAGTCAGATGCTGTTGCAGTAGCTCCCAGGAATGCGGTAGACGGCTGATATGCAGCAGTACCTAATCCTTTAACAGCAACATCGGTTCCATCAACGGCAATCGTACCGTTATTTGCGCCGGTTGTAATATCGGATTTTAATGCATAGCTGTCAGCATCAACATTCCCAAGCTTACTAGCATTAACAGCTGTACCAGTAGCCGGTAAGTAATCACCAGCAGCCTGTTTGCCATTAATAGATTTCTGAAGTTTGCCAAGAGCAGTGTTCAGTGAATCCTTTGCAGTAATTTCCGCTGCAGTGGATGCAATTGCATACCCCGTTAATGCAGTAATCGTGTTAGACGCTTGATTATGTGCAGAGGGTGTAAAGGTTGAAGGTTTATTGTCAACGTCATCCCAAGCAACAGCTGTTAAGAAACCGCTGTCATTGGTCAGATCGGATACTTTCGTAGGTAAGTCTGTTTTCTGAGCGTAGCTAGCAGCAGCTACACCACCTAATTTAGAAGAGTCAGCAGCCGTTGCTGTTGCAAGTAGATAATTACCAGCAGCCTGTTTACCGTCTAATGCTTTTTCCAATTTACCGATAGCGCCATTCAGTGTATCTGTAATATCGATAGCTGCCGTTGTAGCCGGTTTACTGTAACCAGTCATTACATTGATCGTATTAGCTCCCTGATTGTGAGCAGAAGGATCAAAAGTAACCGGTTTATTGTCAACGTCATTCCAAGTAACACCAGTGATGAAACCACTGTCATTGGTCAGATCGGAAACTTTCGTAGGTACATCTTCTGTTTTAGCATATTCGGAAAGGTCTAATTCCTGGGTACCAAGTTCTTCCCAAGCATTGTTTACCCATACATATTCGGTGAATACGTTTCCGGTATCAGTGCCTGTACGGAGCAAATAAATAGTAGCTTCTTCACCAGTAGCTGGTAATGAATCAACTACGGTAATCCTGAATTTAGGAATAGCTGAAACTTCGGCTTTTGTAGCATAATGCGTAGTAAACACATTGCCAGCTGCATCCGCTGTAGCTTTGGCAGCGGTATCCGTCGGAGTCAGATAATTACCAGCAGCTTGTTTACCATCTAAGGCTTTTTCCAGTTTACCGATGGCACCATTCAGTGTATCAGATGCTTTAATAGCTGATACAGCGGTTGCTTTAGCATAACCAGTCATTGCATTCACTTCGGAAGATGCATGATTGTGAGCTGACGGTGTAAAATCGGCCGGTTTATCGTCAACATCATCCCAAGCAACACCGGTAATGAATCCGGTATCGTTGGTCAGATCAGATACTTTCGTAGGTAAGTCAGATTTCTGTGCATAGCTGGAAGCAGCAACTCCGCCCAGTTTAGAAGAGTCAGCAGCTGTTGCCGTCGCCAGTAAATAATTACCAGCAGCCTGTTTACCATCCAGTGCCTTTTCCAGTTTACCAATCGCTACATTTAAGGTATCACTGGTTTCAATAGCCGCTGCAGTGGCTGCTTTGGCATAACCAGTCATCAGATTGATATTGGAAGAAGCATGATCATGTGAAATTGCAGCATAATCAGTTGATGCAGTATATGCTGCAGAGCCGAGTCCTTTAACAGCTACATCTGTGCCAGCAACAGCAATAGAGCCATTGGTAGCACCAGTTGCAAAGTCCTCGGTTGAAAGGAATCCGGTGTCATTGCTTAAATCAGATACTTTGGTAGGAATATCGCTATTCAATGCATAGTCGCCGGTAGCCTGTTTACCGTCTAATGCTTTTTCCAGTTTTCCAATCGCACCATTCAACGTATCTGTTGTGTCAATGGGTGATACAGCGGTTGCTTTAGCGTATCCGGTCATTGCATTCACTTCAGATGATGCATGATTGTGAGCAGAAGGAGTAAAGGTTTCCGGTTTACCAACGATATCCAACCAGTTGATTCCAGTAATAAATCCAGAGTCATTAGTTAACTCTGAAGTTCTTGTAGGAATCGTGGGTTTGTTTGATAAATCGCTATAGCTACCGCTAGTAGCAACGGTTGCTAATGCGCTCGTATTCGTCTTATCGCGGTCCAAAATTCTAATACGGCCATCCAAGATCTTGATAGCCGTATTTACATCGGAATCACTTGTAATGCTAGGAAGTGACTGTTCTATTTCACGGTCAGTATAAGGAGTGTAACCGGTTAAGTCAACAATGCCACCACTAGAAGCAAAACGATAGGAATCTAGTGTTCCGTCCGTATTCTTACGGTATGGATTAATGTTTAATCTCATTATTTACACATTCCTTTCACTACAGATTAGTCCGTTACCCAAAGTTGCCAATCCTTAGGAGACATCAGATGTCCATCAGATGTCCAGAAAGCAGCCAATTCTGTTTTCGTTGCGTAGGTAGTAATAATATTATTACCTTCAGCGTCAGTATTTGCAGCCATCTTGGAAATATTTAATGTAGCATCGGTGCTACCATCAAATTTAACTTGGCCAGTACCGTTACCGGCTAACTTAATCGTCATCGGGTTGGTAAATGCGTTGGCTTTATCTGCAGTAGATGCATGTTTAACTGTATCTGTGCCCTTAATATACCCAGCATCGTTAGTCAATTGAGATAACTTAGTAGGAATTTCAAAACGTCCAGGCACAGTCTTTGATGCAACATGAATAAAGTCTTCCATATGCTGCACCATCTGGAACAGATCCATTGTATTTGCAGCAACTTCAGCTGCTACATTCGCATCATGTGCAACAATAACGGAATTGTATGCAGCTTTTGCAGCATTTATATCACTTGGATTAAACTGTGTAAGCGTCATATTTCCATATTGGAAAGTAATATCTTCCAAATCATTCTGAAAAGCTATTGGAAGATAGATATATTCGCCATCTTCATCAACTTCTTTAGTATTATACCGATAAACGGCATGTACCATAGAGTCAATGAGATCGTTGTCTGGTCTAAATCTAGCCATATTGGAGTTTCCCTCCTCGAAGTAAATTTTAACTAATTGTCAGACCTTATAGTGTAAAGCTATAGGTTAAAAAATACATGGATAGCATATAGCTATCCATGTATAATGTACTATCTATTTCGTCACTTCTTAATGGTTAATTAAGCAGTAATTTCATAGTAGAAGTCGCCAGTGTTCATGCTTGCCAGTGCACCATCCGGGTCGTTACCAACCAGAATCTTCGTGGTGGAATTCCAACGAGCAATCTGGTCATCGGTTACGAAGCGATGAGTTGCATCTTCAGTAATATCGGTAGCGGGGATTTTATCACCAGTACGTACCAGCGTAGCGCTATCTGCCAGACTAGTGGAGTTAGCCAGAGCAAAGTTTGTGGTGAAATTAGCAGTTCCGCGAGCTTCCGTCCAATATAGATTGGTGGAACCTTCAGCGATATCATCGGTACCCAGAACTACGGCACCAATTTTACCGTTAACAGAAGATACAGCATCAGCCGGAGTCTTCAGCTCTACCCAGTTAGTTACAGTAGAAGCCGGAGCCTGTTTCAGAATGAAGGATTTGCTCAGGTCATTGCGAACAGCCAGGTCGCCAGGCTGTGCGTTCAGAGCCAGCATTTCAGCTTCACTATCAACAACGTAAACTTCGGTCAGAGCCAGAGCCGGGATAATGTCAGTAGACAGTTTGCCATCTTCGCCAATCAAAGCAACTTTGCCTGCACCGCTCAGAGCAGCGTCTTTAGCAGCAGCAGTGCCAGCGTCTTCGATCTTAGCCAGATGCAGAGTCGGGATATCAGTTTCAGCCAGAGCTTCAACACCCGTTACCAGACCTTTAGCATTGATGGTAACTTTGCAGTTCGTACCAGCGGTAGCGATGTCTTTCAGAGTCAGTGACAGGTTTTCAGTAGCGCGGTCACCAACATGGAAGCTAGCATCTACAACGTCGCCGGTAACGGATACAGTGGTATCCTGAGTAACACCAAAGGCTACCCAAGTGCTACCAGTATATTTATAAATTGTCTTATCAGCTTCAACGTAAACCAGCATACCTTCATATGCACGGTTATTCGTAACATGAGCGTCACGATCAGCAATTGTAGCTACGGTATAACGTAAGTCAACAGGCGCTTTAGCACCCAGCGAGAAGCCGGATACTACATTAATGCCTTTATTATAATTAACAGCCATTATTGTAATCCTCCTTCTCTATTAAAACTTAACAGTCAGGTCGAAACCTGTAGCTGTAGCCGGTAATTTCTTATAAACGATATAGGACTGAGCGGTTCCGTCAGTGCCAGTAACGTTTACAGTGGATTTGTCAAAAGATGCCAGGTTATCAAAGCCATGACGATCAACGATCATAGCAGCGTCACCGTAAGCAGCAGGATAAGCAATAACAGCGCAGTTATCGTCCAGGTCAAAGGTGAAGGTTGTGTCGCCTTTTACAGCAACAGTCTTCGTCAGACCAGTGATTGCAGCACTATCCAGGGTTACAGATTCAGCTACTGCACCATGATAGAACGGATATACATAAACGTATTCAGCAGCAACAGCTTCAACCGTGCTGGGTTTAGCGTCGGTAGCTTTAACTTTCAGTACAGTGCTGTCGGTAACAGCAATGCTCTGAGAGAACGTAACGGTACCACCGTCAGCAACACCATCAGTCTTAGCTTCTACCAGAGTAGCGCCATTGAACAGTTCAACTTTGCTAATTGCTTCGGATTTCTTAACAACGTTAGCAGTTACGGAGGTTACATTGGTGGTAACACCCTTTTCTACTACGCGAGAAGCAACGGAAGCAGAAGCAGTCAGTTCATGCTGTACATAGGGGTACAGAATCTTGGTCAACATGGTGGCTACACCAACGTTGTTGAACGTATCGCCAGCTTCGATCTGACCGATCGGCTCAACGATAGGAGTTGCATTGGTATATACCGTGTTAGCATCATACTGTTCCTTTTCAGTGTTACGCATGAACATCTTTACGTCAGATTCAACTACCTGATCTGCAATTGTTTTCGGGTAGTAAGTATCCAATGAACCAGATGAATTTTTCTGAAGAATAGTAATATTCTTTTCAGCCATGTGGATCTTTACCTCACTTTCATATTTTAGTGAAATTTTGGTATTTAAAATATTTTAAAAACCGATTTCCATTATATAATAGTTCGGAACACAAACAAGTGGCCCCGAACTATTATAATTATGTCCATTAGTTAGATGTAATTTTACCCCATACCAAATCAGTCGTGAAGTTTTCAGGTTCGTCCTTAGAGATAATGAAGTTCTTCGTAACGATAAGACCATAGTTATCTTCCGGAATGCCTTGTCCACCACCACGATACTGCAACCATACCTTATTATCGTCCTCTGAAGGTTTTAAGGTCGCTAACAGAATCAGATTATGGGTTGTATTTGAGATAGAACTGAGCAGAGAGAACTCTCTCCAGTCATCTAAGTCAATTTCTTCACCGGTGGCCCCAGAGTTAATACACTGATATACATGGATCGTGCCATATTGATCAACGTATGTTACCAGGTCACCTTCTTTATATACATGGGTTCCATCATATACACCAGCAATTCCAGAGGAACCAAAGATCATCGTGGAGACGATCTGGTCTACGGTTAAAGTGGTGGATATGGTTGAAGCTAAATCATATAAATACGTAAGTGTCGCTGCCATTTATCTCACCATCCTTACTCGCTCATTGGAATAATTGCCATCAGAATATCATATAACGCCAATACATTGTCGTCATAATCGAAATCTGCCGGAGGAATAATCGTAAACTCATCCAGTGTCAGAATCAAGTCACCAGTAGCACGTTCCAGTCCGGTATAATCAAGTGCATATGCTGTGGAATTAATCGCTTCAATACTGTCATTAATAACCTGACGTACAGAGAATGACCCGATCTGTACAGTCATTACAATCCGAGCATCAATCGGCCCGTTGTACTTAAGTGTACTTCTTACTTTGGTCATCAAGTCCAGGTCAATGTTAAACCGTACACCTTTGATCAGCTGGGTGCCATTGTTAATATAGATATCAGAATCTTCCAGTAAATTGGTAGCGTCGTTTTGAATGGTGCGTACCAAGTTATCATCTACCGTAAGCTTGTATAATTTACCAATGGTATTATCTGAAATCAGTCGATGTACAAAGCTTTCCATGTGATACTTACACCGAGCTACATATTCTGCAGAAACGATGTTTTTCTCATCATCGGTTACAATGCCATACAAACCAACTTCTTTATTAGCTACAGATTCTTCGGTATAGGCGTAGTCTTTTACATTTTTAATGCTAAGAGGGCTATACCCTAATCCGTATTGATTTTGTAAAGCCATAAGTAGGAGATCCTCCTTCTTTATATATTTTGATTTAGTTATACAGTTGTCAAGTCACGAAGAAAAAAATAAAGCGTGGGTTAGCTTGTGCACAGCTAACCCATTTCTCCATGCTCATGCATATAACGAGCTCCGCATCCAAGCATCGCTACAGGGGCATGATTAATGTATAACACGATCCAGATGCGCTGGAACATGTTTGTCAAGGCTTTAGGAGATCAACCGCTTTATTTTTATAATAATGATTATACCAACGTCACTCAAAATACGATAATATTCGTAAAATGAGGAGAGCCTGATTTCGTATTTTCAATATCAATACCTAACGATTCCAATATCGGATGTATCTTTGTGATATTACTCTCAATGATCTTATTTGTATCAATATATGATAGTATCCAATCAGGCACGGTATCTACTTGGGACGGAATACAGATTACACTGATTCCTTTATTCCGGAATTCACACGATGGATTCATATAGACCATATCAACCAATCGTTGATAAATATCCGGATGTGTTTTCTCTAAGTCTTTGATATCCTCCGGTTTTTCCATCTTAACTGGAATCGCCGTTACCTTATCAGGTAACTCAATCGCCATCTGTGGATATAATACATTCCACACATAGGATCCACGAATTCCTTGATTCGACATCGGATTCTTATACGCATCCGCTTCTTTTACAGATAACGGTGTTAAGAAGGTCTTTTCCCCACGATGCAATGATTCATCAATATATCGTTGATACCCTTTGATCTTCTTAATAACCGTAGAACCAGATATAGTCTTTGCATATAAGATATCTTCTTTTACTAACTTGGAGAAGAACTTTTTGGTCTCTGGAGCCGTCGTTGATTTCATAAAGGTTAGTCCCTTGATATCCAGTTTTTCTGGAATCAACTCCGCTCCTTCACGAAGTCGTACGATACCCATATAATTCTTCTTGTTCTTACTTAGCACAATCCGCAGATACAGATATTCATTCTTCATATTCAGTCGAGGAGCATACTGATCTGGGATGTTGGCTATCTTTGCATATTTTGCTAAGACGACCCGTGTATACAAGGTGAGTTCAAACGCCATTGTATTCACGATAATATACAATAGTTGGTCAGGATCTTTACATACGGTCTTATCCAAATCCACATTCGCTAACATGGTATTTACGAACTTAGAGATTCCAACAAAGTTGGAGTCTGTATCAATCGTTAATACAGCTTGTCGGAGTTGGAACTTTAACCGGTTAATTCGATTATATGTCGGATGATTGTATACGACCCAATAGTACAGATAATCCCATAACTCATATAAAGCATCCTCAATCTCTTTCGGTGCTTTATTCGCATCTTTGAATTCTGTTGCTTTACAACAGATATCATCCCGCAATAACTTCATGATGGATGGTATCTTGATGAACTCAAATAAATTGGATGAGTAGTATAAAATCTGCCTTTCTTTCTCGGTAAGTGCTTCTAAAGTGCTCGCTATAATCTTCCGAACCTTCAAATCGGAAAGTTGATGATGGTCGCTGAATAACCCATAAACCTTCCTTGATAAGTCTTCGATTGTGATCTTTGGCATATCAGGAATCGGCATTGGTTGTGCTTCTGGGTCTTTCATGTGAATCGAATTATATACATACAATACAAAGTCATCGACATCATAGAACTTGATGTTATCCGCATAAAATGATTCAAATGCACACATCATCGTCGATATCAATGCCTGACCTGTAGAGGTAGTTGCAATCGCCGTATAGATATTGAAGAAGGGGCTTGTCTCATTTCCGCTTGCCCCATAATAACTATTTGCGATAACCTTCTTTGTCAGCTGTCGTAAGTCGGTCATCATATATTCATATGACCCAGGCTTCAGATTCTTTAACTGACTCTTGATCGCTTTACGATCTTTTAATGCTCCATCCAGAAAGATAGAAGGTGGATTCATTGCCACATTCTGATTCTTAAATAATACACCCCCGCCAGCAATGATCGGTTTGGTTTTATCAATGAAGTCATAGATATCTAATATGGTACTCATGGCTTGCTTATGGATGTAATTATTATTTAAGGCGCAAACGGGATTCTTCAACCGTTTATCAATCATTTTATTCAATACTTTCTTTATCTTATCCTCATCATAGGATGGATTTACTTGCTTCACTAAATTTATAAATTCATGCTTCCACTCTTTTAAGTATACATGATCGGACATTTTTAGTTCCTCCTAAAATTGGATTAGGTAGTTGTGATTTGGGAAATAGTACTCGATACAGATTCTTCATCTGTATCGAGTATATAATATGTATTCATAAAGTGAATTGATTATTTATGGTTGTACAGAATGTTCAGATCATGACTCATATAGAACCAGTTATTGGGGTGGAGTCCATATCGTACACGATCGTCTGCATTCAATAAGATACGCCAGCTGTCTTCAAAGATTTCTTGGTATACATCATATTCTTCCGGTGTATGGATATCATCCATATTGATAAACTTGATAGCCAGCTCATTCTTAATCAATGCCAGCATCATGTTGATATCATCATCCATATCATGAATGGATGGGTCAATTACGATGTCACTCAAGTTATCCAGAATCTGCTGATAATAATCCGGATCTTCATCCAGTAAGGTATCGGCAATATATGTAGAGGTTTCCGACCCATCGGTTAAGAACTTAAACAACTCTTCCCCATGGATTCTCTCATAGATTACTAAGTCCTTTACTGTATGTACATTCTGAATTGCAATCGTAAAGGGAGAGATGATCTCAATGTTTTTCTCATTGAGCTTATATCCATTCAGGAATACCGTATGGTATACGAGAGAGAACGGATGATCGATTTTACCTTCCAGGTTGATCAATCCATTTTCTGGAATTTCATCCTGTTCATAGATAATACGTTCGTCATACCCCATGTATTCCACTTTGAATGGATTACCCTTAGATGTATCTGTGAATATTTCAAAATTCGGAGGTGTGTCTACATTCGGATGATCGTATTGGATATATGCCCGTCGTGGATATAAACGACCTTCCGGATTATAGATACGAATCCGAGATAAGATATTTTGTTTGGTACGATCAATCTGTCCTGTCTTATTCAGATTACATCCTTCAAAGTTAGGAAGATTGGTAGTGTTGATATCCCATACAGTAGCCTTGTTATTGCAATGGATCATGATATTTGCATTCTGATAATCTGTTGCATTCGCCACAATACGGATATTCATACCGTTCTCTAAGATGAATACTGACGTATTCAGGTTTGTCTCAAACCAAGTATCACCCAGATTTGCCGGATCTTGTACGTATACCGTGTATTCCCCAGAGTTCAGGTAAGTACCATCCACTTTAGTAAGGAATATGGTATTCATCAAAGTCGGTCTTTCTAACCAGGTAACCTTAGCTTCATATTTATCCGTTACTTTGATCGCTCTATGCCATTCATTCCCGTCATATCGTTCAATCTCGATCAACGAGTCTTCTTTGATCAGCTCCGCGTCAAAGTATACATACTGGAATCCTTCATAGGATACAACATACGAAGGAACCACAAAGATACCATCTACGAACCAAGCATAGGGTGTTGTGGTGTCGTAACTGGAGTAGTTCTTATATTTGAACAGGTACATCGGCTTTACGAATGGCCGATAATACTCTGAAGACATCGGGAATTCAGGAAGGGTAGAGTCTCTCAATCTCTCATCCAGGTCAATGGTACTAACATCTAATATCCAGTTTTCTAAGAAGCCATAAGTACGTCTCAGATAGGTCTGGAAGAATAAGCACCAGAGCTTATAGATCGAGGAGATCTTCTTTAACTTATACAGGAATGGATACCAAGGATCATCTGTCGGTGTAGAGATACCAATGGTGTCTTCATAATCCCGAATCAAATAATCCCAAGGAATCGGTTTATAATCCCGCAGGATATCCGGTACATTGTTTTGCTTATACCGATCTAATAAATCTACCGTATTCAGGTAATAATCAATTTCAGTATCATACTCCAGCAATTCATTGGCTGACTTATTGGAATATAATACGATGACTTTGAAAGATTTCCGTGTCGGATTATCTACTTTATAGACGTTGGGATAACATTCTGTGATGGTAATTTCATCCGTGTTAATATGATACGAATACCCATTGTTATCCTGCACCATGATGATGAGGTTATTCTTCGGAATAGGCATATTATGCTTAGGAATACTAAAGTGAGTTGCGCTTCCACTTACAGTAATCGCTGAATCAAATGTTTCCATCCCGACTATAACCATATAGTACCCATCAATCGATGCAGGCATATCATTGAAGATGAAACAGGATATTTCCGGATCATATGTGATGTTGGTATAGAATAACGGTCTAGCATTACTATAGTTCTTGATAAAGAAGCACATGAATCCACGGCATTCTTTAAAGTATGCTGTATTCGTATTCTCAAACACCTGGTCCTTAATACGCCGTCTACCATTCAAATCAGCAATCGTCATAGGCCGAGAAACTGCAATCACAGATTCCGGAATCAGCACGGTTGAGATTGTGAACGTATCATCTACGATGGTATCATAGTTCGTATAAGGGAACAGTAAAAAGGTTTTATCATCCCGAGGTTGTACTTTGAAATCCAGATCCAGTACACCATTGATGAAAGTAAGAATACCATACTTAAATAGATCCCTACGTTGCATCATTGCATCCTGGGTCAATGGTTTATTATAAAAAGAATAGTGTCTGAACGACTTTCTCTTTGCGTACTGGACAATGCTCTTATCCAGTTGACAGATACTAACTTTATCCCGATAACCGTCTCGTACACCATCCATGATGGTATCCGTATGGGTAAACACATCGGTTTTAAAGTTAGCCTTCATAGTATAGATGTCAATAAGCTGATCTTGGATTACGTAATCATACGCATATGACCTAAACTTTATATCATGAAAGAAGTCATCTATAATTTTAGGGTTTAACGTACCCAATGAGATAGCTTTTTTGACTTGGGCTTTTGTAATAAATCCCATGATTAACCACCTCAGTTATTCTTGATAAATAGCTATCTGGGTATATAACTTTGCACCAGACTTACCGATAATATCTTCCAGAACCGCCTGGTTATTCAGATATGCGCCAAGAATGACGCTATCTACTAAAAACATGAAATAACTGAAATGTTCTAATGCAAAGATCGAGGTTGACTGATACATGTTAACATAATCAGTTAAATAATCACGTAAGGTTAATTCCGCAAGACTCTGAGAAATTAAGTGGGCGTTCACTTTTAAGAAGCTGATGAACGTATTAATGTCTACATATGCTTTGGACTCCTCAAACCGCTCATCGATTTCACGCATCATGATAGGAGAATCTGCGTCCGAAGCTTTCAATGCATAGTTGAATACGATCGGAGAACCAGGATCCATACCCATCTGATTGATCATAAAGAACTTAGCAGCAAGGAATAATACTTTTGCATAGGCACGACGATCAATGTTTAATGCATACTTACGATTCAGTACACGAATAAACATGTGTGCGAAAATAGCAGACCCTTCTGACGCAATTACATTGGACCGAGCCAGTACCAGATAGTTTTTCTGAATTAGAATCGCCATATATGCTGACTCAAGTAAGCAATAGAATTTGCGAGGGTCTATAGTGTAAGTGTCACTCGATTTTGTATATTGCACATAGTTGTCAATAAACACATAAGCACCAATACTACCCTTATTGGGAAACAATAAGAAGGGCACCGATGCAGCCATTTTTTCATTGCTGCCTACAGGTAATACCATCGGTACCAGGGTCCCATTTGTGAATGCGTCTAGTACGGACTTCTTCATTGGGAACTTGTAGTACTTATTAATGGTATTGACTTCATACTGTAAGTCATCAACAGTTAACTTCTTCCCTTTCGAGATAATCGTCTTAAGGGATTTATCTAAATATGACGCTTTATTCATGACGCCATATAGAAACGTATTTCTAACAGATTTCGCTGGTTTCACTGCCATTGGTAAGCTGTCCTTTCTCACTGAGTGATTGCTTTAGCCCATTCAGTGTAGTTTCTGCTTCTTTTCTTCGTTGGGATTCGATCGCGTTATTATGACAGTATACATATATTTTATAAGTAACCATCTTCTTATCAAACTTGATACTATCCCAAATGGTATGCTTAATAAGGTAAATATTAGATCTATTGATATCAACGTGGGTCGCTTCATAGAATTGAGATTCATGATTGAACCGCCCACGGTTATTTCTAATTTTATGGTCCTTAATTAAACCAGGAATAACGTAGCGATAGCTATAAATTAACTCTTCCTTCTCACCATAATCATGCATGGGAGAATAATAGCGCTTATCATACATTGATAAGCTAGATTTATATTCACCATAAGTATATACCTGATTTAGGTATACATATTGGTCGTAAGCATCCTCATCTTCCTCGAGTTTACGTGGAATTTTTCCGAGGATATCAACTACGACCTGTTTTGGAAGATTCTCTCCGTATATTTTGGAGATTTGGTCATACAGTGATTTCACATCGCTCATTTGAGTTCCCCCGAGTTAAAAAATAACATTATACCGTTGTCGATTGCTCAGTATAATGCAATAAACATAATTGAGCCATAATGCTGGCTCAATTATGTTTTTCTTTGCAATTATACATCACTATTGATTGAACTATCCAAATCAAACACATCCACTCGTTCGCTACTTACACTTTCACGATTGTGTGCGGACTTTGTTCCTTTCGATCCAAAGGGCATGACTCCTACCATGTCCGAACTTAAGGAGAGGATCGACATCGACTTATCCATATCAATATCATCAATTAACCGAATCGTACTGTCTTTAACAAACGGATGATTGATATACTGATATCTGGCTAAATCTTTATATCGCATCTTAATGCGCTTAATAGTAAGATACAGCGTCCCTGAACGCTTTTCACGTTCCATGTTAATGATGGCTGCCCAATCTACGTTTTCTAACAAGTCCCAAGATACTGCAATATTCGCTCTACCTAATAATCTGGCTAAGTCTTCTTTTCCTTCACCGGCTGCGGCATCAATTGCCATGTTACCGGCACGGTTAATCTGATTCGCAGTGATTACCGGTATATCGAACTTAATCGCTAATGTCTTTAACTCATTCGATACATTCTTTAATTGGATTCGCTCATCATTAGATGGTTCAGCTGGTCGAATACGTTTAATATAGTCAACAATCAGAGCTACAACTTCCCGATTATCATCTTCCAAGTCATTGATGACTCCATATATATCTTCCGTATTCAACTCATTATTTGCATAATACTGTACAACGATATCAACTTCACTATCTTTCAAATTCATACGACCGAGTTGTTTGAACTGTTTAACCAACTCTTCTCCTGATGAATAACTATTGATCGGGCTGTCCGATGTTGTCATATTTACCAAACGAGTAACTTCTTCTTCTGTCGTATTCTCGGTACTAATGACCAGTACCGTTGGTGTTGAAGAAGGGTCTCTTCGTTTAATCATCGGCTTATTATATAACTTAATCCAACGAGCACACTGTAACAACATGGAGGATTTATATCCACCCGTTAACCCTAACCAGAGATACAATCGTCCTGGTAAGAATCCTGGAGATAGCATGTCATTTAAGTATTTGATTCCTGTACGCAACGCTAGTTTTGGATCGGATGCTTTTTCATACAGATTCTTCAAATAATTATCAGCCACCTCTTCCCGTAGGGAGAAGAAGTTACTGTCAGATAGTGTTTCTGATTTACGCATATCATTCATACAAGATGACATATGGTCTTTCACTCGATCGACAACCTCTTTCATTGTCTTATACTTATTTTGATCAATCCACATAAAGTCTTCTGCCAACTTTTCCTTATAGAATAAGATATACGCATACATCAAATGGTCCTTAACCTGTCGATTAATCATATTAATCTCGCTAATGGTTAATGACTCATTCTTGATTAAACTATTAATCACCTCATCATTCGCAGGATCATTCTCGTTCTTACATTCCTGCAGAATGACATTTTTGTTTTCCACACCTTGTACTAAAATACAATCCAATGCCTTATTAATAAACTCAATCCTTGAGAATAATTCGGCATTGGTAGTATAAATACTCATATCTATGAGGTTGAAGAATTTCTTAATACCCAATAGGTTCGCCTTGGTAACGGCTTTCGATTTCGTGAATAAATAGAGTATGACCATATTCAAGAAATTCTTATCCATTCGGACCTTAATCTTTGTCTCTCCTGGTACAAAGGTCCTTGGGTCTTCCCGTTTACGAAATTTTGTACTCATATCTCCTCATGGCCTCTTATCTTTATTTTTTATATTCAGATTCAATAAGTCCTTAATAATCTCTTCACTTACATCTTTTTTATACTTTCGCTTAATGAACTTATGAATCTTTGTTTCTACCGGTAAAGAGTTGTCGAAGATGAAATTATATTCTGTTAGCAATCGATTGACTTTCTCTTCGACCTGTTCCCGACGAAGTTTCTCTCGCTTATCGACAATATCCAACTTATACCCCTGCTTACCGGTATAATACTCTTTCAGAAAGCTGATGTCATACGAGTAATCTTTCTCACCCGACTCCACGATGAGTTGTATCCGTAAATTATCTTTCTTGAACTCTTTGGCAAATTGTATTAAGTCCTCAATGGGCTTATTATACTTATCCAAGAAGATCTTTATGGTATCGTATCGCTTCGCTTTCTTATTGATAATGAACTCTACTGCGTACTGTGAAGTATCGGTATCATATACGCATAGATAGAATCCTTTATCCCCTTCTTCACCATATACCCAACGTGAGAAGCTGCCCACGTAATAAATATGGTTACGGATAATCTGTGGGGTATGGATATGCCCAAAGAATATAGGACCCTTACAGATGGAAACCATCAGCTTGGAATCGAATATCGGTGCTTTGGATATCACATTCTCTCCATCATCTTTAATAAAGGATGTCTCCTTAAACATCCCATGCCCAAAGATAAAGTCATAATATTTCTTTGGTACATCAAAGTACATCTTATAATAATCCTTGGGGTCTTCAATATATTCCTCTGGAATATATAAGATATTCATCCCTTCAATACATTCCGTATCAACAGTCGTGATAATCTTAAAGTTGATCGTCGAGCTGTTCTGATACATACTGAAGTTAAGTATCTGAAAGTTATCATGTGACAAGGTTCCCTCTATGATTCGTACATAGCGTATTCCATTCTCTTCACATATCGTCACCAGCTCTTTCATAAAGGTGAAAGACTTCATGGCAGACTGTGAGTTTAAAGATAACACGGAGTGATAGAAGTCCCCTGTAATCACAATCATGTCTAAGTAACGTTCCTTGATAAAGTCAAGGAACTCTTCACGTAGCTCTGTATATAACTGATTCGGTGCAACTGCACCAAAATGTATATCAGAGATCACTGCTACTGTAAATATCATGGTGTATCGCCATCCATTATAATGACCATTTTAGGTATTTCTTCGGTTTCATCTAACTCAATACATTTACGATTTAACCCGAACCGATCAAATACCTGTTCCAGATAATACTTGTGTCTTATATTACACTTAACTGCTAAATCCATATGACCAGAGGTTTGAGCAAATGCAATACACTCTCTGGCTACATTGTAACAGTTCAAGATACGAGCATAATGTAATTTACAACGTTTATTAGTATCACGTACATGGGTTAATGCTTGTGTAAACGTAACCCCTGTTTGTACATATACGTCCTGATTCTTATACTTATACTTGGCCGATACTGTTGGATGACAAGTATCAGTAATCCACACTTTTTTATATAATTCAGAACCCAATTCCTTAAAGATTGCTTCTAATTGTTTCCAGTACACATACGATGGGTATTTCCCATTTGGAAACGGGTTCTTTGTGGACTTTGTTAATATCGTATTAAATAATTTACGCTTCATAAGCTTATGGTATATACGAAAATCCTGAAGCATGATTGCTTCTCCTATTTTCATAATTTTCAGCCTCCCACGAGGATAATATATATCTTAATATGATTTTGATTTAAACAGGTCGGACCGTTCTTTCTTAATGGTATCCCATGCATTGTATGTATCTAACAACTTAAGGAACATGGTTGTGAAATATTTCTCACAGTTCTCTTTGGTCAAATACTTCATAACCACTTTATCTCTGGATACCGTTATAATGGCACACAGCTTAATAGCTTCATATGTTTCTGGCATGTTGATCTTAATCAGATTCAGGTATGCCCCTAATTGAACGAACTGTGTATCGTATATGGTCTTTGAGGTTTTAAAGTCCCCCAGGATTTTAACAGGTCCATCTTCTGTCTCTATGTCACATATCAAGTCTGCTGTCCCACCATAGTCTTCACAACTCATGGATATCTCAGTTTGTACATTCGATATCTTCAAGTCGGACTTCAATATTTTGAATTTTTCAATAACTTCTTTCGCTTCTACGAGAATATTCTCACCACAAATAACATTTGGTTTCCTGTCAGTTAAGTCTGCTTCCAACATTTCATGGATTAAGGAACCGAAGTTGGCTCTATCATTCAGGAATCGAGTATAGTCAATTCCTCGTTTACCAATATAATTAGCCCATTCCAATAAACCATCTTTATATAATAGCTTAAGCACCATTGTTACACTCGGTACTTCTTCGTGCTTACTGTTAAAGTATGGCACATGCATTACCTATCACCTCACGATTACTTAATAAAGGATGAAGGTTATAAAAGCCTTCATCCTTATTTCTGAGTAAGCATTACATCGTTCTGTACATATTCCATATTCCGATTAATCGGAAGTTTCTCTTTAATCAAAACCTCATTAAAGAAGTCAGTCACGTTAGCATATGGAAGTATAATACCTTCCACCAATTTTTCCATAGTGAAATCTGACACTGATGACATATGATTCAAACGCAGAATCAAGGCATAGAATTCAATGTTGTTATACAGAGAGTAAGCCAACAGTTTCGGCTTATACATATACCGACGAGCACTCTCTTCATTAAAGGTTACAAAGGCACATCGATCCCGTTTAAGATATCCCATATAACTTGAAAATATTGAATGGGTGTTAAGCTTCAGTGCCGTATCTTTATTAATGGCTAAAACTGACTTAAATGATAACTTTGCTACCGATAAATTCAACTGTGCCGATGTACTGGCTTGCTGGTTTATCGTCTTATATCCATATGGCATAATGTCACCATCCTGATATTATTACATTTTAGGGTATGTACTATATTTTGTTAATTTAGAGTCGCTGATATGTAGAAGCTTAACAATTGCAGCAGCTTCAAAACACCAATATCCACTATATGTATTAGTGTCGCTCATATGACGATTATACCACGCTGAATCGGAATTAGATTCATACCAATTTTTAACATATGTTTCCATAGATGATTCTGGGTCCCCAGTAAATACATCATCTAGTAATTTATAGTGTTGATTTAATGGGATACCACCATTCCAATTTTTACCACCGTCTTCAAGGTATGTCAATAACCTATCTTTAGCAATGGTTGATTTATTAGAAGCGACCAGTTTCTTAATACTCGATTGGGTATCTAGCATAACATTCAAAGATAATAGTACCAGAAGATCATCATATGTCGCATTTTTATAGTCTTCAATATTTTTTAGGGCTTCAACCAACAGCGCTTTCATAGTTGCCTTAGATGCACCATTAGAATATTCAGCTTTTAATAGATCAATGTAGTAACCTATTAATGACATTAGTATTTTCTGTTTTCTATCACCGGATGCATCTTGTAATTTAACCAGTTTTGTATCAATACGTGCACGTTGTTCTTTGATATATTGATCAAAGTATGATTTATTTTTATACGTATCACGTATTGCAGATTCAAGAATTGTCATAAATCTAGACATGATGTCACCACCAGTATAATATATATTTTAAATCCTTGTCAATAATGGCATATGAATCGAGTAACCCAAACATCATTCAGGTTATTATCCATAATCAATACCATCAATTGTGCACCAGCTGGTATATTGGCTCCACCAATAGGTTCATCATTGAAGTCATAATGCCAATGGTCATGATAACAGGGAGCTAAAATAGAGCTACCTGGATGATGGCAGGTATTCGCATGAGCGCGATTCGGACAGTTGTCTGTACCATAATATGGATTGTTACAGAATAACCAGGGATGGGTGTGATTTCGTTTATCTACTACACGAGCTACAATGTATCCCTGGGTTTTAACAGAGGAAGCACCACTTGCTGCTGTATCTGCAGAATTAGAGAAAACCCCTTTATTGATCGTATGAGTTTCTTTCTTTGGTGATGCTTGAATGTTACCCATCAACTTTGGGATATAAACTTTAATAAATTCAGCACTTGCAGGAAAATCTTCTGCTGCATAAGCATACTCGATTTGGTTAAGATTAACACCGGTTGAACCGGATTTTGATGTTGGCATAGTATATCCCCTTTCCAATGTTATTATATAAACGTCTAATGACATCATAGATGAGTATACGGTACTCATCTATGATGTGTATCAAAGGAGGTTTCATTCATGGAAAATATTTCGAATTTTACCATTTCTTGTTTGCCATTTACCTGTTACGGTGAATTATTACCGCATTGCTGACGCAAATTGGTCGCGCTTTACTAATTTGTTACGCCAGGATCATAGAAATTTTACAACTTAACAGGTACCAAAGTGATGTCTTTGGGCGTATCTCCTTGTTCTAATCGGTGCACTGCTTTGATTGTTACAATGTGGTCAGTGTGACGGTTTAAAAACATGGTGATTGCTAAATCATCCATATACATTTGACCGGTTACAAATACACCGTTTTCACCATTACCGAACCGTATTCCGCATTTTGCCAGTTTATCCACGCTGGTATATACGGTAACAGTATCAACCTGATTCAATTTCGTATCTGTGTCATATGTGACTACATAATTTGCGAACATTGTAATCGCCTCCAAACTATAATTTGGTTAATTGTATTAAATATTTTAAAATACTATATAAATAGATATTATTAACTTGAAATGAGGTGATAATAGATATGTATGCTGGACTGAATAACGGGCAACGCGATTGTTTAGAAAAATTAATAGATTGGTGGAACCATAAGACAGACTATCAGCAAGTATTCTCCATTAGCGGTCCTGCTGGATCCGGGAAAACTTTCTTAATACGAGCCATGGTAGATGCAATTCCATCGATCAAACTAAAGGATGTGTTATTTGTAGCATATGTAGGTAAAGCAGCATTGAATTTATCAAAGTCTGGGTTAAATGCTTCTACGATACATAGTGCTATCTATCATGCAATTGATATTGTTACCGAACGTAAAGATGCTGACGGAAATACCATTATGGAGAATGGTAGACCGATACAGGACGTATCAGTTAAATTTATTTTGCGCACACAGCTTGAAAAAGAATATAAGCTTATCGTAGTTGATGAAGCTCCTATGGTGGATACCAAGGTAGCAAATGACTTATTAAGCTTTGGGATACCTATTATTGCCTTAGGTGACTTAAACCAGTTACCTCCAGTAATTGGAGATCCCTATTTCTTACAACACCCGGATTGTTTATTAACGGAGGTTATACGACAAAAAGCAGACAGTCCCATCTTGGCATTATCACAGCATATTATACGAACTCCGTATCCGTCGTTATCCGTAGGAAACTACAATAACCAACTCTTCATTGTGAAGAAGAAGGACTTCATGGAAAAGTATAGTAAGTATCTACTGGTAGCCGATGCTATCATATGTGGACGTAATAAGACCCGAGACGAATTAAATCAATTAGTACGAGAAATGTACTTTAAAAGTCAAGGGATAACGGAGATATCTGATTTGGCTATTGGTGATAAAGTCATATGTCGGAAAAATAACTGGTCTATACAGAAAGAAGGTATCTATCTTATCAATGGGCTAATTGGAAAGATTGAATCTATCTATTATGAAGATTCAAATAAGCAAGTCATTCCCATTGATTTTAAACCCGATTTTATGGAAGAGTGCTTTGAGCATATCCAATTATCAAAGAAATTCTTCTTTGGTACTAAGAAAGAAAAGGAGTGGTTGAAAACACATCATCATGAGGGCAATCTGTTTGAATATGGATATGCCATCACGTGTCATCTTTCACAAGGTTCACAGTACGACCTTGTGATTGTATATGTAGAACGTATGGGTGATATTGAATTCTACAAACAATGGTTATATACTGCCGTAACCAGAGCTAGTAAGAAGTTAATACTACTCTTATAAAAAGCCTACAAATCCATAATCGCGATAAATCTTTCATGAAAGGAATGGTGTAATCGTATGGATTATGCACAGGCTAGAGCAATACTTGACAAATACGGTGAAGACCGTTGCATGCAAATCATCTTCGATAATGGTCGAGTATGGCTTACAAATGTACCAAAATTGAGTACTGATCCAATGAAACGGCTTCGTGGCATCAAAGAACGTGATGCAAATGGCCATTTGGTATTCTATAAGTTTTCAGAACTGGTAGAACTGGATGAAGCAACCGATTCCATCAAAATGCGTGAATATCAACATGGTGTTGATATGAAAACACGGGACGCAATTCGTTGGGAAATTGTGAATCCGATCGAAGGAATTCAAGGATTTAACTTCTTACCGGAAGGTATTACCGAGGAAGAAGAACGTATTATTCGTGAATTCTGGGATCATACTATCGTTTAATGATAAATATAGTGGATGTATAAAATTACATCCACTATATTTCTATAAGTCGTACAACTAATGATTATTGTCCGCACGAATAATTCAACTCGAATTTCGTGTATATATTATAATCTGGTATTAGCCGTATACTCAATTATATTTATTGATACAGATACGTATGAGATAATTCCCATATATTGTATCAGAATCAATATTTGGGTAAAGGTCTAATAAATGTACATTTATTATACTAATTTAGGAGGTGCTCTAAATGGGCAAGAAAAAGTTCGATCAGAACGCACTGTACGAATTGGCAAAGGAAGCAAAAGGGATTAAGATGAAGAAAAAATCTGTTCAGTTTGCTTGCTGCCACAAAGACAAAAAAGGCAACTTCCGCCTGAAACCGGTTAAAGGTGACAACCAGTACTTGTTCAAATGCAAGATCTGCAAAGATAAGAAAGTAGATCTGAGCATTCTGGATCAGTCCAACGGGACTGTAAAACAGCAGATCAAAAATGCATGCCGCATTCTGAAATCTTCTGCTGACCTGATTAAACTGCAGACTGGCCACAAGGATGATGAAATCATCGCTCGTGTTGTTGATTTCCAGAAGAAATGCTTCGCTTATCGGAAACTGGCTGTAAAGGCTCTGCGTTCCAATAAGAAAGGTAAGAAATTCAGCAAACGTAACGTGAACGTAACCAGCTCCGGTCGTTCTCTGTTTAATCGGTAAGTAAGAAATATGACTCACATGGGAAACCATGTGAGTCAATTTTAGATTGTGGAAGGTGAGAAGCTATGAAACCGAAAAAGATTCTGAAGCGGATCATCGATTCTCGGTCTAACAAGAAGTCCAGTAAGAAAGTTCGTAAGAACAACAAAGCTTTCTGGGACAATCTGCCGGACCGGAGCTATGATGAACCGATGAAACCTGTGGTGGAAGATGTTGTCGCCGTTACCGATGAGGATAAGGGCAAACTGCTGAAAGACATTAAAGCGGCCATTGAAGAGGGGAATACTGATTGGGACGATAAGATTGCAACATCGAAACCCGTGAAGTCCGTTACGATTACGCGGTACACGATTCTGTTCAATGAAAATACCAATCCGTATGAATTCTTAACATCCAAGGATGTCAATCTTGAAGCCGTAAAATGTATTGACGCATCTTGTGTCATTAAGGCTACTGACAGTACCGAGACGTCCGAGGACTAATACAAACAATAATGGATGATACGGATCAATGATCTATATCATCCATTTTATTTTTAACGTAATTGAAAGGAAGGAAAGTCACTATGGAAAATTACTTAGATCGATTTGCCTATGTCCGTATTCTGAGAGGCTGTGCAGAAACATCTGACTTGTATACAGAAGGAATGCATTGCAACTATAATCTGGAATACGATGATCATTCTTATGAGAAATTCAAATCTGGTGCCAAATGGGAAGATTGCAACGCTGAGTCTGTGAACAGCTTGAATGTGGGCGCAGTATTCATTGGGGTATCCAAATACGATTCCATGGCACGGAAATATATCGTAATTGCAAAGAGTAAAGAAGACGGTAAGTCCGTATGGTATCCGTTCTCCAGTCCGGACGATGTGATGCCCGCAGTTACGATTATGGAATTCGACACTGAACTGCAGAAATTCAAGCATCTGTTTACTTGCTTACGGGATTCTGTAGAAACTCGTTTGGCTGAAGTGACCAAAGAAGGCCATTTTTATATGAGCGTAAATATGAAGGGTGAACTGGTTCCGATTATGGGTATCTATTCAGATGATGATGACGATTGGGATGACGAGGATGATGACGATGACGAAGAGCTGACGGAAGAACAGAAAGCAGCACTGGGTCGTCTGAATCATGAATATGGAGACGATGACGACGAGGATGATGACGATGATGACGGATTCACCACATTGGATTGTGTATTCACTCGTATCGATGTTAATGGTACTCCGAAATTTGTTACCCTTGCGCATGGTGCACGACTCGATGATGAAGTAGATGAGTTTGAGCATATGATGTATCATATGGATGAAGACTTACAGGAACTCACATCTCGTCGTAACTTTATCCAGAGTCGGATCGATGCAGCCAACATAATGCAGTCACGCTTTGATGAAGCATATAAATCCTTTGAACAGATTTCTCGTGATGTATTGGCATCTGTAGAAAGGTCCGAAGTAGATCATATCACACCGGATGCACCAGCTGAAGCGGTTGACAAAATAGAGTCGGATATCTATGACGAAGTGGGTGTTCCGAGAAATACCGATGACATTGATCCTATCGATGTAGAATTCAATATGAAGTCTAACGAAGACGATGATGACGAACAAGATGTGGAAGATAAGCTGGAACCTCCGACCGTAGATGAGACTCCGGATGACGATCCATCGGTTGTATTCAATGATGTAGAACCGAAGGTTGATATGGATGGAGAAGACCCATTCACGAAACCGGACGATTGGGAGAATACACCGACTAACAAATCGGAATTCGGAGACTGGTAATTTTGGTGAGAACCAATGTGCTTAGAGTGGCTTTAAGGCCCTCTAAGCACCCTTTAATTTTTTTATAATGAAAATAGACAAAGAGAGTAACAGTACTGGTCAGATACCATAAAATAACTTTGGTTACAAATATATATCATGGTCGTGTATACTAAAATTAACCGAAAGGGGAATCACCATGGCAAAACAATATCAAGATGATAACATAACATGGATCGAGTCTGATATCGAGAAGATACAGAAGAAGACTGGTATGTATATCAGCTATGTAGGTTCGAAAGGAGCATTGCATCTTTCGAAGGAAGTGATTAACAACGCAATTGATGAATGCATCAGTAAGAAGAGCCCTGGTAACGTGGTATCTATTTTCTTTGATGAAAAACTGAATAAATTAACCGTTAGTGATAATGGACGTGGGATCCCATTTGATAAGGTTGAACTGGTTTGTACAAAAATACAGGCTGGTTCAAAATTTACCCGTGATGCTGATAAGAAAGGCATCGAGAATAAAGCATTCACTGCTGGTGAGAATGGGGTCGGTATTACTGCCGTAAATGCACTATCCAAAGAAATGGTATTTAACATTTATCGTGCAGGTGAACGGGGTGTCTTCTTATTTAATGAAGGTGAGTTGGTTGATAAACAGATCACAAAGGTGACTGGGAAAGAAGCCAAGTTACATGGAACTACCGTATCATTTATACCCGATGAGAAGTATCTGGGTAAATGCAAGTTTGACTTAAATGAACTCCATGAGTGGATCAGCAATATCAGTTATCTGATTGATCCATCAGTTAATCTGACCTTTGCGTATATGAAGAGCAAGTCTGATACAGTAAAGGAAGAAACCTTTGTACATGATAACGGGATTAAGGACTTGGTACTGGATACTGTATCGAAGCGGTTATTTGATCCCATCTATATCAACTTTAAAGGATCCTATACGATCGAGAACGATAAAGTTGTCTTTAAAGATGATGATGGGAAAGAAAGCCTTGGAGAGGACATCGTAATCCAGGCAGCCTTTACGTATAATCCGGATGTACATGATGATGACAACTCACACTATATCACATTCTGTAACTATGTGAATACGATCGACCATGGGATTCATTTGAACGCGTGCAAGAAAGCATGGTGTCGAGCCATAACAAAACTGGGCAATGAATCCTTAACGGAGAATGAGGCAAAGAAATTCCAACTTGGATTTGATGATGCACGGAATGGGTTATTTGGGTCTGTGAACTTGATGTGTGATAATCCACAGTTCGCATCACAGACTAAAGAGAAGATCAGTAATGATAATCTCTTTAAGCCAATCTATTATATCATCTATGTTAAGTTGATGAAGTACTTCAAGGATAATCCGTTGGTATTGAAGAAAGCAATTGCTTTCGTCAAAAGTAATGCAAAGTCTCGGTTGGAGATTACCAAGATCCGTAAGTCCGAATATAAACCGGTTGATAACCTGAGCGAGAACACATTAGCCTGCTTTAATCCAGCGAATGGTAAAGGGTATCGTGAGCTGTTCTTAGTAGAAGGGAAGTCAGCAAAAGGAACCTTGGTAAAAGCCAGAGATCCTGAGACACAAGCACTGTTCGCATTACGCGGTGTTCCGAAGAATGTGTGGGGTGCAAAGATTAGTGAGTTATTGGCTAATCAGGAATTCAAGTATCTGATTAAAGTACTTGGGTGTGGAATTGGACAAGACTTCGATATCAAGAAGTTGCGGTATGATAAAATTATCATCTTCACCGATTCCGATATTGATGGGTTCCGTATTGCGTCCTTACTGTGTGTATTCTTCATCACACAATATCCCGAGATTATACAGAGAGGGTTATTGTATAAAGCTGTAGCCCCGTTGTATATCATTGATGACCCAAAACATCCGTATATTTTGAATAAGGTAGACTACTATGAGTATTTTGCCGATAAGGTCATCAAAATCATTAAGTTGTATGATAAAGATGGAAAAGCATTCACACCGAAGAAGTTCAAAGAACTGATCATTGCGAATGATGACTATCTGTCTTTATTGGATGCCTTAGTTAACTATTATTCCGTGCATCCGGACATTATTGAGTTCCTGGTCGAATATAAGACGGAAACGATATCGGACACCAAGTTTAAATCATTGATCAAGAAACGGTTCAGTGAGATGAACTATGAAGATGGATTAATGCGTGGGGTATATCAAGGAGCATATCAGTATATCGCAATTGATGATACCTTTTATCGGAGATCTCGTGCATTAAAACACTTGATTGATGAATTGGGTTCAAATATCTTCAGCTTTGAAGATAAAGGACGTAAATTCGATAAAGTAACCTTTGGACAGTTTATGCAATATGCGATTCGGTATATGCCGGTAACTAAGTCCAGGTTAAAAGGGTTGGGTGAAATGAACTATGACAAGATGTGGGATAGTTCGATGAATCCGAAGACCCGTCAGTTGATCCAGTTGACATCCGATAACATCGAATTAGAACTTGAACGATTTAATACGTTACACGGAAAAGATTCAGACCAGCGTAAAGAGTTGATGAAAGAATATATCCTCGATATTAAAGACTTAGATAACTGAGGTGATAGTATGAAATTACCGAAAGAGTTACCCTCTCAATACTATTGGAGGTTAGTTGATGAACTGGAGGGGAGAGGCTTAGACCTCTCCTATCCAGAAGAAGTTATTAAAGGAATCAAACGTGTATACATTAATAAGGGATTACAGTACTTTACGGATAATAATGCCTATACAGTATTTATTAATCATCCACAAGACAACATCCCGTATGAAACCACATTAACACCAAATGTATGTAAAGTACTTAGACAATTTATGATTCACCGTGAGCGCGGTGAACTTCGAGTAAAGCAAAATGACGAAGGTGAATATGTAGTAAACGATACTAAGCCCCAGATACCAACAACCAAAGAGTTATTGGATATCTTCCTGGAGCAAGATAAATATTTCTCCATGTGCCTTGCTTTGCGTAGAGAGTTACCATCCATTGTATATAATATTAAGATTGGCAACTATAAATATGCCGCACTGACTATTGCTGCATTAACCAGCATATATAATATGGAAATCGTTGGTTTGATCAATGATTACTTCCAAACCCATAAGTTCTTTGATAAAAAGCAGAATCGGTGGTATAGTTATCTGGTAATCAATAACCGTACATACATTGTATCCAATGAAGTATATGTAGCTGTATTGATCTACCGGTATGAAGTTCATGGAAACGTACCTTCCGATCATGCAGACCTTATGTATGAAAATTATGATGTACTGACTATGCCGGATAAAGAGCACACCATTAAACGTAATTCAGCAAAGTCATTCTTGCTGGATTGTAAAGATGTGGCTCGCGTCAAAAAAGAACTCAACCATACGACAATTGGTATGATTGAATTCCATGACTTGATTCGGTATGGCGGATACAATGATAAGATTCTATCCATTGAGAACCTAAATAAGGTGTCCGAGATCTTTGGGCATAAGAAGTGGTTGCACCAATTCTTTGTTGCGTTATCACTCTATTGTGATCATTACATTAATCTGGATGATCTCAAGAACAACATGAAGAGCGACTCTAAGGCAGTTGCGGATATGAGTAAGTTAAAAGACATTGACCTCTTCTTGCAAGCGGTTGATTATTTTGACTCGATCTATGATACGCTGATTGCCAATGATTAATATAAATAGATATTATATCCTTGAGGTGATACTATAATGGGTGAAAAACGTAAAACCAGTAAAGTCGATGAACGGGAGTATATGAAGACGGACCGTATTGATTCTGCCAATATTGCAGATATCAACCAGGAAGGTATGATACTGTATGGAGCAAATATCAATCTGGCTCGTGTATTCCCTGAAATCCATGATGGACTGAAACCCGTAGAACGTCGAATCTTGTATACCATGTTTGCATTAATGAAACTGGCTAAGATCGAACGTCGTAAGGATAAAGATGTCTATCATAAAGAAATTGTAAAGGTAAGAACCATTACAGGGCGTGTCATGGAAATTCATCCGCACGGTGACAGCTCTGTATATGAAGCATTAGTTCGTATGGCACAACCATGGAACATGTTAATGCCATACATTGACGGTACCGGTAACTTTGGTACGATGGCAGGGGATCCTGCAGCAGCTGACCGTTATATCGAATGCACGTTAAGTGATTATGCGATAGACTGTTTCTTTAGCGACTGGGATCCAGAAGTTGTATTAATGGAGGATACCTATAATCCGAAGTTAAGAGAACCTGTATACTTACCAACTAAGTATCCGAACTGCTTACTGAGTTATTCGGATGGGTTAGGCTTTGGGTCAGCGACTCATATCCCAACGTTCAATCTGGAGGAAGTATTACAGGCAACGATCTCTTTAATTAAAGACCGTAAGTATGAACCAAACATCATTCCGGATATTACAACGGGATGTCTGATTGTAGATGAAGGAAAATTCCCAGAAATCTGTAAGACAGGTAGAGGTACCTTTAAGATGCGGTCCGAGATCATTAAAGATGAAGCTCGTAAGTGTATCGTGATCAAGTCTGTACCGTTCCAGGTAAGCTTGTTGTCAACCAAGTTAAAGATCAAAGAGCTGATTGATAATGAAGTAATCACTGGATTTAAAGAAATGCGTGACTATTCGGGTGAAATCGTTCACATGGAACTGTATTTCAGACCGGAAGTTGATTTAGACTCCATCATCAGTATCTTGTATAATCGTACAGATATGCAGAAAACATATCCAGTGCAGATTAAGATGATCGATGACTTTGCGGTAACCGATTTCAGTGTTAAGTCAGCTTTGTTACGTTGGATCGATATTCGGTTCCAGTTCAAGCGTAAGATGTTTATCAATGAACTGGTACATACCGAACAACGAAACCATGAGTTGGAAGTATTGATCTTGGTAACCGATGGTAAAAATTCAGACACAACGATTCATATCATCAAGTCATCCGATAATAAAGATGATGCTGTTGAGAAGTTAGTTAAGAAGTATGGGATTACCAGCTTACAAGCTAAGGTGATTGTCAATATGAGGCTTGCTGCCTTAACCAAAGATGCATGTAAGTTATACCGCGAAGAGCTTAAGGATAATATCAAACATATTGAAGAACTTAAGAAGACGATCACATCTCCGAAAGTAATCAATAATATCATCATCAAAGAGCTCCAAGAGGGAATCAAGAAATATACCTATCCGAGACGGTCTCGTATCGTAAAAGCAGTGAAAGAATATAAGTATTCGGACTATATTACGAATCTGATATTCACCAAGAATGGGTATGTGAAGAAGCTGAAAGATGCATCTAAGAGGATTGGTAAGTTAGGTGAAACCGATGAGCCGATCGATATTAAGACTATCGAGAATCGTGATCAGATTGTTCTGTTTGATAAACGAGGATCTGTACATACGATGGATGTAGGAGTCATTAGCCCTGATGATTATACAACGATTGGAACTCCGTTGTCAACGTATATTAACATTGCAGGAGCACCGGTAAGTATATTCAAACGGTCGGATATTAAAGATACCACAGCCTTAGTATTCATTACCAAGAATGGAATCATCAAGAAGACCTTAGCTGAGAACTTCGCATTCAAGAACTCGATCTTGAGTATTACCTTAAAGCCAGACGATGAGTTGGTCAATGTAATGGCTATTGATACAGACCATGATATTGTTACCTACACACGTTATGGCTTAGCCCTGCGATTCAATACCAGCGAAATCCCGTTAACGAAGCGGATGGCTATAGGGGTCATTGCATTCAACTTAGCGGAAGGAGATTATATCGTTGGGTCTCGAGAGATTGCTAAGACCGATAAGTACTTAGTGATCGTAACCCGTAAAGGTATGGTTAAGAAATGTGGATTGGACATCTTAACCAGTAAGAAGCGTAGAAGTGAGCCGGTTACTATTATGCCGATGGAGAAGAATGACGGTATCTATACTGTATTGAACGTGGAAGAAAGTGATACAGTAATGGTAATCACGGCAAAGACGAATGTAGAATTAGCAGTGAATGAGTTACCAAGCAAGTTAAAGTATCAGGTTGGAGATAAACTGATACCCCTGAAGAAGGGTGATATGATCGTACACGTAGCACGATTAATCAACAAGAAATAAAGATATATATTATAAGTATGGATAGTGTTGTTATTATTCGACACTATCCATACAAGTTATTCAAAAAGGCGAAAGGTGGTAACCAAATCATGAGTAGTAGTTTTAAGGAATTGATTAGCAGCATTGTAGTAGACATTTTCAAAAGAACCAGCATCATTCATGAGTTCTTTGTACATAAAAATCGACTGAGAGCGTGCTTTGGTATTAAAGTGAAAGATTTATTCTCAGCCATCGTATCAATCAAGAGTAAAGAGAAGATCACAATCATCACATTCAATCTGAATGGACGTAAATATCGTATGTATTTGGCAACTGGTCGAATCATGACAGCGATTAAAGCAGCCATGATGTATATCAAAGGGAAGATCACTGGCAATCACAAGATCATGAAAGAGCTCGACGCAATCACGATCAAAAAGAAAGAGTACAAACGTATGAAACTGAATAAGAAGAAACTCTTGCATGCAATCAATAATAAAGTCGAGGATAACGAGAAGAAAGGGAAAGAGCCGGACGATTTATCGAATGGGATGTTAGTCATTAACTTAGGATATGTGAATGACGATGACAGGTTTGAGACGGCTGCATCATTCTAATCAATAATTGGGTAAAAAGATCTATGGGTTTCCCCATAGATCTTTTTTTCTTACCGATGTGGTAAGATATGAATTATGACTCCCGAAACTGATAACGGATCTAACCAAAGTAGACTCAGTATAGCCACGATAGCTGAAATTAACCGCCAGGTCCAAACATATGCCAAATGACCTCGTTAAAGTTCTTTTTACTCATATATCCAAATGAAACGTGGTTATCAGTATTTTTGTGAGCACTTCATTTGCACTCAACTGATGCTAGAAATCTGCAATGTCCTCGTCTCGGGAGAGTGGAATCATTGGCTTAATGCAACGTCACTGACTGCCTGATCCACTATCTAATTGTATTCCCTATAGAATTCTATATTTTTGGTACTTCCTCAAGGGGATCACAGTAAAAAAGTAACCCATTGCTGGGTCACTTTTTGTAGACTATTACCAGGCTCTAATTGCGCCCAGTACGTAGTCTACCACTTCGCTAACGCTAACGCCAGTATAAGGTAACGATATGACTTCTTCGTTGTCCTTTGTTACTTTCACTGCGAATCCGTCTTTGTTAAAGCTAAACCTAAAACCACATTCTACAGCTTCTGATAATGTTTCAATAAATCCGTACATAATTAGACCTCCTCGTCCATGATCCAGACTAATCGATTATGAATAGAATAAGTGTCTGGATAATTATATATTCTTATCCTATTCACCATAATAATATATATTTGAAAATCCTAAAAATGCGAAAGGTATAAAAAGTATGCAAGGTCTGCATAAAAGAGACCTTGCATACTTGTATAGCTGTATGTATTATATTATGCGTCATCCATACCGAAGTTAAGCAGCTTATTGATCGGTTCCCGTAAATCCAGCTTACCACCAAAGTACATCTCATTGAGTTGGATATAGTTGATGATAACAGCCAGATGCTTGAGTTCTTTGGGGAAGTTATTCAGATATTCATCGTATAACTTCTCAGACCGATTCAGATCTTTAAGCATAGCTTTTCGTAAACTGGGAGGCACATTCGGATTTTCAAGCTCCTTACGGAGTTTGTCAATCTGCAGACGCATACGAGTTTGTGAGGTTGGATGTTCATCAATGAAGCAACGTAACAGCAAGGACATAACCATCACGTACTGGTTGAATACATTATAGCTATTGGCTTTTGCCAGTGACCGGTTATCCATGCAGTAGTAAGATATCTTACGCTGTAAGGATACAGTTGCTGTACCATACCCATAGGCTGTTGCGAAGGAGTCAGCAAATACTTCATTTGAATAGCCAGACTGGAGGTCTAATGCTTTCTGTACAATGAAGATACCTCCACCATAGAAGAATTCTAAGGCATCGAAGGTGGTATGTACTAACATCCGACCATTAATATAGTCCGGGTTCTTCTTATAAAATTCTTTGGCTTTCTCAGTCCTCTTTACAATTTCATCCCAAGCTACCAGTATCTTATTCTTGTTCGCTTCAATACGTTTATCGAACTCTTCAAAGTACTGCTTAGCAAATTCAGGAGCATCATAGTTAAAGAAGACTCTATAGATACCTGATTTGATTAAACTAAAGTAACGGGATGTCCGAAAGATACCTCTGACGATAGCGGAGAATAATTCTGCCACTCTCTGTCCATACATGTCTTTATCTTTACGAAGTAACTTTTTATCCGTAACCGCTCCAACCAAATCATGTATATTCTTACCGGTGTCGATAAGATTCTTCACTGAGTGATATATGTTGATAGGCAGGAATGCCCATTCAACCATAGATACCACATTTACAATCGGAGTACATGTAAAGTTATGACCAATCTCATGCAGCATACAAGCAACAACTTCTTCTGCAGTTAAACCAACATCGATAAAACCAGCATAAAAGTTAACTACGCAAATATATGCATGCTTACTGTCATAGTATCTCCCATTGTTATTTCGAATTGGAAGAGCTGGAACACTGTCATCCGCAAGTTTCAAGATACCATTAGTGATGGTATATGCGTTTACAGTATCACAACCGTCCCAATGAATATATGCTTCTTTAAATCCGAATTCAGCACAGACTAACTTCTCTAATGCTTTATTCTCTTTGGATTTATTAGCACTGACTGCATCAATCTGTCGTTTACCGATATCTTTAAAAGGTACGGTAAACCGGTCAATGAGTACTTGTACGAGTTTTTCCATTTCCAGTAAATTTTGTGATTTACCGAAATATGACTCTGTTACTGGGGAATATGCATTTATTAACATAATAGCACAACCTTAATTATGCTTCGTATTGTCCAAGGTTTACAATTTTATTGACGATATGCTTGAAGTCAAGCTTACCACCAAATACAGAGTCATTCATCTGGCGATAGCAAGCCAACAACGCAAACTGCTTGGTCTGAGTCTCTGCCTTTAAGAAGGACTCATATACTTTCTTAGTATGCTTCAGATCAGCCAGAGCCGATTTCTTTAATTCAGGTGGTAATTTACCACCGTTGATCTCACGTTCCAGCTTTTCGATTGTGTTAAGAATACGACGCTGATCAGAGGGATGAGGATCCAGACAGAAAATATCACGCATAACTTCATACGTAATCAGGCTTACTTCATAAATCGGAGCCAGCGGAGGATTCATCATTACATTATAGTCTATTTCAACCG